TCCAACTGTTCCAGCTGCTCCTGTTGCTCCAGTTGGTCCAACATCACCCTTTTCTCCAGTTGCTCCAGCTGCTCCAGTTGCTCCAACATCACCCTTTTCTCCAGTTGCTCCAACTGTTCCAGCTGCTCCTGTTGCTCCAGCTGCTCCTGTTGCTCCAGCTGCTCCTGTTGCACCAGCTGCTCCTCTTTCTCCAGTTGCTCCTGTTACACCATCCGCTCCTGTTGCTCCAACATCACCCTTTTCTCCAGCTGCTCCTGTTGCTCCAGCTGGTCCAACTGCTCCTGTTGCTCCTGTTGCTCCAACATCACCTTTTTCACCTAAAATATAATCTAACTGTGTAAATTTAATACATGATGGTTTTAATGTAGTATTGCCTATTATATTCCAATTACCTACATTATTTGTTACGTAACATGTTATATATAATCCTTCACCAGGCTTCAATGTAATTGTATGAATATCTGAATTAACTGTTAAATTATTAATAAAATTAGACATCCAAACTAAAGCATTCGATGGACTAATTTTATATGAATAATAAACTGAAATACCTACATCTGATGTTAATTGTGGTTCAACTAGTAAATTTATTATTTTTGTTGTTGTATTAGATAATATACCATTCGTTGAATCATAAGTACAACTAAAATTACCGAATGACATGTCATTATCTTTGGCATCAGGTGTAAATGTAAATGTGCCTCCATTTGGTTTTAACATATTTTCTGAAAAATAATATACCGCTGAAGGCATTGATCCAGAAATACCAACGGGACCTGTAGGACCTTGTACACCAGTTGCACCTATATCTCCAGTAGGTCCTATAGATCCTATAGATCCAGTAGGACCTACAATCCCTCCCAAATTTATATTATAAACAACTGGAATTATATTAAATGAACCCGTTACATTTATAAAATTATTTAATATTAAAACACCTGTATTTTTAGTATATGATTTAACATACGCATTAAAATTATTTACTGAATTAAATGAATCTACTACATACACATATGTACCTTGCTTATAAGCTAAAGATGTGCCAACATTCAATGTTATTGGTGAATTAACATAAGGATTAATTACAACACTATTTGACAATGTATTATAAAGATCGCCTGATGTACCGGTTGGACCGGGGATACCAATATGACCAGTAGGACCAATAGTCCCTTCTGCTAAATCTTTATACCAAATACCATTTGGACCAGCAAATAAAACACTTGTTTCGCCTGGTTTAGAAAGCACTAATTGTGTAGTTCCATCAAAAAATATATCAGGACCTTGGGTTTCTAATATCAGTGGATTAACATCTAATTTTTTTCCTGTATCCTGAAAATACACTATCCTACCAACTCTTTCAGACGTTGGTGGAAGAATAATAGTTCCAGGACGATTTGTTGTATCTATAAATATGATACCAGCATCAAAATTGATATTTGATGTTACTGACATTTGAGAATACTCCACTATTTTAAATTATATATTTTTATAAACTATATTTTACGTTTATAATAATTATTATAAATACTTTAGTACCGTCTAGTACAAAAGTATAGGAAACTTATTTATACCCTTTTTAAAAGGTGTAATTAACTTCGATACTTAACGTTATCTAAATAATCTGTTTAATTTATTGCGTACCGTCTAGTACAAACGTAGTTACTAAAGTATGAGAAACTTAATTACACCCCTTTAAAAAGGGTGTAATTAACTTTGATACTTGACGTTATTTATATAAGTACTAGACTTGTACCTGTCCAATATATATACATAAAATCATTATTTTGGTTATTAGTTATAGTATATATAGTAGAATTACGAACTGTTGTTACACCATTATTAATTGGGACAGAAAAATTACCACCTATTGTACGAAATATATTAACATTATTTATACTACCGTTTTTGATATATATATACCAATTCTTGCGTTCATTACTCCATGTTATCGGTATATCAAATGTAAGAGATGTTAATGAACCATCATATCTAATATAATACCTTGTGCCTGCTTGTATATTTGCTAAATTTATTGTTAATGATGTATCTGTAGTATTATTTGAAATAACTACAACATTTGGTAAAGACATAGGAGGTCCAGTAGGACCCTGCATTCCTGTTGGTCCAGTTATACCTGTAAATCCTGTTATTCCCGTTGGACCTGTTATTCCAATAGAACCAGTTATTCCAGTAGGACCAATTGTTCCAGTAGGTCCAGTTATTCCAGTATAACCAATTATTCCAGTAGGTCCAGTATATCCTGTTGGTCCAATCCTTCCTGTTACTCCTGTTGCACCTGTTACTCCTGTTGCACCTGTGTTTGTTGCATATCCAGATTGTCCAGTTGGACCTGTTGCTCCTGTATTAGATGATATACCAGGAAGACCCTGAAGACCTGGAAGACCTTGAGGACCTACAGGACCCATTATTCCAGTAGGTCCCGTTGCACCTGTATTTGCTGCTCTACCAGCTGGTCCTGTTTGTCCGGTAGGTCCTGTTCTCCCTGTAGCACCTGTATTTACAGATGATCCAGGAATACCCATTCCAGGGGGTCCAGTTGGTCCATTTCTTCCAGTAGGACCTGTTATTCCAGTAGATCCTGTATTTGATGCAAACCCAGCTGGACCTGTTATTCCCGTAGGTCCTATTAAACCTACTAAACCAGATGGACCAGTTGGACCAGTTGTTCCCATAGGTCCTGTTCTTCCAATTATTCCTGTAGCTCCTGTATTTGTAGCTATTCCAGGAGTACCAATTGGACCTGTTGGACCTGTTAGACCTGTTGATCCAGCCCTTCCTGTTATACCTGTAGCACCTGTATTAGTAGCTGATCCAGCTGGACCTGTTACACCTATAGGTCCTGTTATACCAGTATATCCTGTAACCCCATGATTATCATATATATTTACTATATATGTATTTATACCAGAATATTGTGCTGTTGAACCTACAATATCTGTAATATTGCTAATATTAATTATACCAGTGTTTAAATCATATACACTTACTATTCCTTTAAAATTTATAGAATTATTATATGTATTATAAACAATAACTGAATTACCAGATATATAAGATAAATGAGGAGAAATATTCATAAAAACACTACCAGAGAATGGATATAAACCTGTAATAGGACCCACTATAGTATTATATTTATCCCCCTGTAAGCCTGTTGGACCTGTAGAACCCGTATTTGTAGCTATTCCCGCTAAACCTGTTGGACCTGTTACTCCATTTGGACCAGTTATTCCAGTTGCACCTGTATTTGTAGCATATCCTGCTACACCTGTAGGTCCTGTTATACCAGTATATCCAGTTGAACCTGTTATACCTTGCCTAATCCATGATATTGTATATTCATCTGTTGAAAATAAATTTGTATAAGAATTCCCTGATATATATATTAAATTGAATGAAAATATCGCATTTACAGCATCATAGAATCCATCAGCAACATTATATATAGCAAAAATACTAGTATCATTACATTTAGTTATTTGTATTATTCCTGAATTAGGATATAAATTTAAGAATAGTAAAAGTGCATTTAACCAATCATAAACTAGAACACCCTTATTATCTGTAGGGTTAATTTTAATAACATTAGAAAAAGCTGGAATTGTACTATTAAGACAAAATCTACCAGAATTTGGATTCGATACAAAATTAATATCATACATCCAACGTCTTGAATTTGAACCATCTATACCAAAGCTACCTGTAGGTCCTGTGGCACCAGTATTTGTTGCTGAACCTGCAACACCAATTGGACCTGTTGGACCTTGATCACCAGGTGGACCTATATCTCCAGTAGAACCTGAAGATCCAGTCATATTTAATATATTTACTCCGTTCCATAATAAATCTGCACCTGAACTTGTCTCTAATAATCCATAATTCCCTGCTGGTGCATGTATTTTTATGGATTTATCTACATATAGTGTTGATACCTGTAGTGAGTTTGTTTTTTGACCTACAGTCTGATACCATACATTGTCTTCGCCTGCTATCAATGTTATAGATTCACCGCTATATAATAGTGTTAATGCTTGTGTTCCATCTTCAAAAGAATCCGTATATGCTGTATATAGCGTACATGTGCTATTTGCAAAATTATTATTTGAATCCTTGAATGTCAATATACGACCAACTTGACCTGATATCTGCGGTAAATTAATACTACCTGATGTATTTGTTGTATCAATCAATGTTAAGCCGGTTAAGCTTGATATTTGACTTGTCATCGGGAATAACTCTCTAATAAATAGAGTAAAATCTCTTTAAGATATCAAACGATATAAAAAATTACCGTCTAGTACAAAAGTTAATTGCCTTTGGGAGAAATTAACTTTTGTACAGATGTATTTACTAAAGTATCGGAAACTTAATTACACCCCTTTAAAAAGTTGTAATTAACTTCGATACTTGACGTTAGCAATATTTTTGCTGAATTTTTTATAATTATTTATTAATTATTTGATATATTAGAACCGTATTCTTTGTAAATATGCAAAATTAGGTGCAATAATTGAACTTACATATAAAGATGAAATTGCTGATGTTGTAACATTTAATGACTCAATATTTGCATTTTTAGTAAAAAAATTGGATGTATTAACAGTATAAGAAGACATGGTTGCTGTTATATACATTGTTGTTGATGGAGAAACATGTATCGAACCCTCTCCTAATAACACATTATCCAAATAATATATACCAGATATATTTGTATCATAAAAATCACTTTGTTCAACAGGATGCCATTTATATCCATCATGAGAGGATAAAATTGCATAGCTATTTACAAAATCCACACTTCCTGTAGCATACCAATTTCCTTTAACATAAATAATTTTTCTCACATCTAACATAATTCCTGAAGTTTGCGATTCCCAATTCTTACCATCTGATGATACAATTATAGTATTATAACCATTACTTGATGTTCCACCTATATGCCATAATCCATTACTATAATTTATACAATTACCATAATCAAAACCTAGCGAAATTGATAATGCATTATTCCAATTTAAACCATCTAAAGACCATTGTATTCTGTTATTTGATGTAGGCATATCAGATTTACCACATGCTATCCACATTTGACCATTTCCAAAAACAGCAGTTGCTTTTACAGAAAATCCACCACTTTGAATACGATTCCATATCTTACCATCATCCGACCATAAAAGGGAGGTTTGTGCTGTATTTATCACATCTAACGCTACAATAAATATATTGCCATCGTAACTAAATGAATAAGCGTTTAATCCTGCATCTGAAGGATAAGTTAAAGGAGGATAAAAATTATATCCATCGTCTGACCAGATTATAGGAGAAAATCCATAATTCACTGCTCCTCCAATTAACCACATATTATTAGCGTAATATACTGTATAAGCAGATGCTGAAAATGGATTATTTATTATAATATTCGTCCAATTTAATCCGTCAATTGTCCACTGTATTGTACTATAATTGTTATCATTATCATTACCAACAGCAATTATAAGACCAGAATAATTATTACCATATACGCAATTACCACCATTGCTAAATATACCATTTTCTAATGGATCTACTATATTAATCTGATCATCAAATGAGACATATACAGGATCGGCGTTTATTGTATTCATACCAGTAAAAAACCACTTTGCTGGCAAAGGTGGTTGTTTATAAACACCTTGAATAGTACTAGTTGTAATTCTGAGTGTTGATACATTTACTATTTGTGCATCTTCAAATATTCTATCTATAAATATCTCATCCAGTGATGTGCTAATATTTCCTGTATTAACTACCTGATCATTCCAATATAAATTTAGATCTGCATCTGCTCTTAAAACAGATGTTTCTTGCGAATCGCGACCTCTTATAATTAAACCAGATGTTAATATACTACTTGTATATAGGAAACTATATGATGAAACAATTGTTGATTGATTTGTACCACCGCCATCTGTACCTATAGGAATACCATCCCAATACAATGCTCCATCTATACCCACATTTAAAATAGATGATATAGTAATATCATCTGTTGCGTGTAATACTATTCCTGTTGCAACTTCAAATGTCGAAGCAACAACATTTTTAGATATTACAGAAGATACATTTATAAGAGTACCTTTATTACCCAAATCATCATATATAAATTGAATTTGACCTTGCTGCTGTGTATTAACACTTGTTTGAATACGCGGAGTACCTATATTTGAATTAACAGCTATTGAACCCCCTTTTGATCTTTGATCTGCAAATATGTTAACAACCGTATTATTATTGGAATTTATAAAAGACCCTATATTTGTTTTAAGATTTGTAATATTCATATACATTGTTGGTCCATCAAATCCCAATATTGTTGTAGTCGATGTTGGTGAATATCTATAACGAAAAATGCCATTATTAACCGGATTAGGTAAAAATTCAAATCCTAAATTTGTTGTAGAATGATTTAGACTTATTATAGATTTTCCTGTAGATTCTGATGCAATAGTTATACGTGCTTCTGTGCCATTATTATATCCAGAAATAAAATTGTTAGATATATTTATATATTTTTGATTAGTTGACATATAGATATATCCCTACCTCAAATCTTTTTTTTAATCAGCAAACATAACCTTACCCTTTCCATCTTTTATTTCAAAGATATTCCATGATTCACCATATACTATTACAAATGATTTACGAGATTTTAACCGGGGGTCGATAGCTATTGCCGCTAAATCTACATATAGTGTTGCTTGAAGAGTGCGACTAAGATTGAATGTACCAAGAGGTCTATATTGCTCTTTCTCTTTAGGTCCAAATGTTAGTGTATATACATTGTTAACACCATCGTTCGGATTTCGTCCTTCTCTATAATTTTTGTAATAGTTAGCTACATCACGAAGAACTATATCTGACCACATATTTATTCGATCTATTGTTCCCATATTTAGACGTAACCCTTGTATAAATGTTTTTGTACGACCTGGTGGAGGATTTAAATCATAATATTGACCTGCAAATTGTGCGGCTTCCGTTTGAATACCAACAGTTATACGACTTGTGGGTCCAATAAAATCAAGAGGAAGAGCTATTGATACAGTTGTTCCTGTATTTACAATAGGTTGCCATTTCGAATCTTCTATCGTAAAAATGGACTGTTGTACCTGTTGAAATGGTAATGATATAACGGTCTTTCTTAGATATTCTTGAGAGTCTCTAGGTATATATATTTGAGTAGTTTCCAGGCTTAATATTGGTCCAAGAATTTCAGCTCTTTGTAATGTTTGAAATTGAATTGGAGGTGAATTTTTATCAATCTGTTGTTGAAATGTTTGACCCCATGGTTTAGGAAAAAGTCTTCCATCTGAAGCTTCAATAATATCTTCCAATTTTTTAATATGAACGCGAATCCTGAAACGCTGATTATGAAGAGCTATTATAGGAAATCCCATATCATCTGAACACTGATTCCCTAAAACAGGAAGATATAAATGTAATCTTCCTGGTGTTGCTGCACGTGCAATAGCTCCTGGTCCTGGAATATGTCGCCCTTGTAGTCTTCCGTATACAGTAGAATTAGGCTGCTGTGATATACGCCAAGCAAGAAATTGTCCCCAAAATTCGTGAAGAAGAATTTGGTCATTGAATATCTGAACCTTATCTATAAATGTAGCCCCTACATCTTGTGTATATCCATATTCTACTCCATCTAGATCTGTAGTAATCGATGTGCGATTATTATTTGCTTGTGATAATGGTAACCATGATGGTAAATCAACTAGCAATACAAATTTTTTTATAATATCACCTATAGGCTCTATTTCAAAATCTACCCACCTTCCCCATTCAGGATTATTCCTAGGATGTGTTATACGAATTTCCTGTGTAAATGCAGGTTGCTTACTATAAACACTATGAAAAAAACTTATTTTTGGATTAGATGTAAAAAAGGTATCTTTCTTTCCTCTTGCAACCAAGTCAAGGAGACCTCCTCCAGATGACATTCTCTAATTATAAAATGTAAGATAACCCTAAGTACTTCTTTTAATTATTGTTTAATATAATTTACAGCTACAGCACCAATAGCTATCATTGATGAACCTAGTATAGTCGGGATTGATGGTCTAGGTTCCTTACCTAATTCCCCAAATATATACGCTGATAAAACACCAAAAAATGCTAATGAAGCAAATAATTCGGATGACATTTTAGAAATACTATAAATTATTACACTCAATGCGATAAAACCAACAAAAAAATTAAATGTCAATAGTGATTTCCATATCTCTGGTTTGAAATCAAATGGTTCTATAAAATTAGTTGCACGTGCTATTAAAATTGCTATCAAACCTCCAAAATATAAATTAAATATACCTTGAAAAATACTTGATTCATAATTTGATTTAAAAGCTATATATATCAAGGATTCAGTAAATGCTGCAATTAATATTGATATAATTCCTTTTGAGCTAAATGAAATTTCTCCTTTTTGAAATACTATTAAAATTGCACCTATAAAAGAGAATAAAAGCCATGGGATTGTTGATAGTGTTATGGAATTATTTAAAAATATACTTGATAGAAATACATTCATAAATGGATATAAATAAAATAATGGCAAAGAAACAGTAGTCGGAAGCTCTGAATACGCATAATAAGAAGATAAAATGTGAATGGTATTAAGAGTTCCCATTATTATAAGATGTGATAGAGATGGGCTGATAATATTTTTACCAACTGAGAATCCTAAAATGAGAGCTGATATTGTATATGTTAACATTCTTACCAAAATTTGTGTAGATAGTGTTGTTGGTACTGTTTTTATCAACCAAGAATAAAGACCACGCAAAAGATGTGATACTATAATTAGAATAACAAATATATTATTCATATCCTATAAAAAGGGCTATATTTTATATATGAAGCATCTTCAATAAACCAACTTTTGTAATAGCATCTGTAATAGAGTATATAATATTTGTTGGTTCCTCTCTTATAGTTCGATTAGCTCTAAGAAGCCAAACTATTTGATAAACACATAAAGCTCCTAATAAAAACCATGCTGCAGCTCTTTCTATAGGTAAATTGTATAGTACATAAGCTATAGGCAAAAAAATTAATGTTCCTACTGAAAACCAAATTAGTTTTTTAATTTTATCTGTTTCATTTATACCAAAAAAATTACACGCTATCATTGTAATAGATAAAAATAATACTATGTGAATATATTCTTTTGTAATATTATTTTGAGATAGTAATGCCAATAACATAAGTGGTGTAGTTATTGCCCAATCTGCATATCGATACAACTCTATTTTTTCTTTATCATATATCATATTCAAATGTGCTACTGCTGTAATTGCTGGTATTATTGAAAACCAGGGCTTTGATGATATAATATAGAATATAGATGTTACAATCATTGCTATAAAAACAATTATTTCAATTACTGTTTCTGTAGTCGACATTCCCCTATTATGTATTTTTATTTTCAATCGGGGTTTCCTGAATAAATTTTATAAAATTTTACATTATATTATCTTTTAACTGATTTTACATCTTATATATCTCTAAAATCTACATTCTTGATAAGCAACTGGAAATGGTACAACATCTCTAATATTATCTATACCTGTACATACACGAACTAAACGATCAAATCCCAAACCAGCACCTGCTGTTGGTGTAGAACCATTAGCTCTGAGTTCAAGATACCATCTTATAGATTTTTGATCCATATTCCGTTGTTTTACAACAGACATAAGTCGCTCATAATCATACTCTCTAACAGATGAACCTATAAGCTCACCTAATCCTGGTATAAGCAAGTCACACCCTTGAACTGTTTTATTGTCTGGATTTGCTAACATGTAGAATGATTTTAACTCTTTAGGGTAATTATAAACAAACAGAGGATGCTTAAATATAAACTCTGCCAAATACTTTTCACATTCTGAACCCAAATCATCGCCCCATTTTGGCAATTTTGTGAGCTTATACATATCCTTTATCTCATCTTGATAAGTTGTAATAAGCTGTATAGCTGTATCGTAAGAAATACGTTTATATGGGGTATTGGTAAAAGATTTAAGTTTATCTATAATACCAGGACTTGTGAATTTATTTAATTCTTCAAGATCCTCTATATGATTTGTTAGAACATAATTGAAAGCGAATTGGGTATATTCCTCTGATTGATCCATAAGGTCTTTCAGAGATGACCATGCTGTCTCCCATTCGATATGTTCAAACTCAGCTAAATGTCTATTTGTTTTAGATTTTTCAGAACGAAAAGACTTATTACTAGTCCAAACTTTTCCTAAACCAGCACATAACAGTTCTAACTGAAGCTGACTTGATACAGTTAAGAAAGCCTGTTTATTAAAGAAATCCTTATTATAATTAATAGTAGTAGTATTATCTATCTTGGGTATACTTATCGTGTCATTATCTAAGAGTGTAGTAATAGTAAATACTTCACCACCTCCTTCACAATCACTAGTTGTTATTATATTAGGGTTTAAATGATGAAATCCTTTGCTATGAAAGAAATCATGTGTAGCCTTGGATAGACCAGCTCTAATACGAAAGACAGCATTAAATGTACGTGTTTTTACTCTTATATCCTGATGTTCTCTTAAGGTTTCTAAACTTGTCCTCTTTGCGTTCAAAATATAGGTCAACGGATCTTGTATTTTACCGATATAGTGAATAGTATTAAGCAAAATTTCCACCCGGTCTATCTTCTGTGGATGTTGTGTAACTGTTCCAGATACAGAAACTGATGAGCCTACAGAAACCGCTTTCAATTCTTCAATTAAACTTAAATCTTCTGTTATTATTTGAATAGTTTTTGATGTAGAGCCGTCATATAACTCAATAAAGGCTATTGTTGCTTGTAAACGTACTGTCCTTGCCCAACCATTAATTAATATAGTTGTGTTTAATAATGACGTATTTATATCTTTAATATCCACATGTTGCTGTTTATAAGAAACTAAGGTTTGCATTCTTTTATGTTTATTATTTATTACAAGATAATGTTCATTTTTGTTAGATTTTTCATGTTCCCGAATTTATATAAATAAATAATAGGTATGGCTACAACTGGAGAAATTACTCTCAAAATTTTATTAATGATTATACATCTAACTATGGTCACTATGACAGCAATAGCAATTTTATTTAGTGAAGATTTCTATATACTTCTATGCTTGTTAATTGTACAATTTATTGTATTTAGAGAATTAATAGTCAATAACGGGTGTCAAATGTCAAAATATGAACTTGTGGGAGGAAATTTCTCTTCTACTACTTTAGGAAAAAAACTCTTCTGGTTATCTGATAACATAGAAAATTCAGATTTTGAAAAAATGTTTGTAGGAGTCCCTTTAGGATTACTATTATTAAAAACTATATTGGTAGCTTTTCCACTTCTTCCAGCTAAAAAAGCTAGTGAAAAATTTTGGTGTATGCCAAAAATACCAATTATGAATAATCCTTCGAAATTTTTGGCATGTGTAAATAAACATGCGTAATTTTATATACCGTCTAGTACAAAAGTTAATTGCCTTTGGGAGAAATTAACTTCGATACTTGACGTTAACTAACATACTTTTATAAATTCTGATTTTATAGATTAATAAATTCAGAATTTATAGGTTAATAAATTCAGAATTTATATTTGTTAAACTAATCCAATTTCCAAATATATTTTATTACACCAGCTAGCACAACCGCAAATAATGCATGTGGTACTTCAACAATCATATTAGTATATGGCTTTTCAGGTTCACATCGTGTATTAAATAATGTATCGAATATTTCAGGGTCATAATTACAAAAAGTCTTTGTATGATGTAATTTATGATCTTCTTTTCCAATTATACTATAATCTAAAATATGTATTGTTATATATAAAAAAGCAGCACCCAAAAGGAGGCTTGTGCTAAATATCTTAAAATTAAATATGTTTTGAATTATAATAAATATAAAAAATCCAAAAAAATTAACAATTGCCTCTATAATTAATTCCAACCATCTTGGCAAATCTACGGATTTTTTATGATGTAAATATACATGTGGATTTAAAATATTAAAAGGCCAATCTGTTGATATCATGTGTGCAAACACATGCCCTGTATAACTCCAAATAAGTATAAATATAGATTGTATTATAGCATTTGTTAATGTATATTCAGGTAATGCTAACAATGAGACTGACAAAATCCATATTATAACAGTAGGTATATATGCTAGAATGAATTCAGACCACCGAATTTTATGGTCGGAAGACATTTCTACTATTATATTCAGCGGATTTTATATGAGCATTTTATAAAAATTTTAACATTTTAATTTATCAATTAATTAAAATTTTTATTTGAAGGGCATAAGGACTTCTCCTATATTAATAATAATGAGTAATATTGGTGATATAAAGGGAACAGATATTCAACCAATTACAGTTCCATATGTTAATCTTAAACATACAGATATGAAAACAATATTTCTCACTTCTGTAAGAATGCCAGAAGATCAGATATGGGCAAATGGACTTTTTCAGAATATATTTATCTTGTATAAACTATTTGAAATAGCTGGTTATTGTCCATTTCTACTAGTTGCTGATAATAAACAGCATACTAATTCAAAGCTTTTTGATAAATTTCGTACAATTGATGCTAATGAGTGGGCTGCCAAACCATTCAAAATTTACGCTTATTTTGAAATGGGAATGTCATGCGGCACACAAATTCGTGAAATGTTTAAAAAATCTGGAGCAAAAATGTTCAAACTATATTTGGGAAATATTCTAAATATCGATATTGAAATGCCTATGTTTAGCCCTGGTACAAATTTTTGTCATCATCTTGTTGGTGAAATAGACACTATTTTAGTCTCACCACATTATGATTTTCATCAAGAATATGCTGCAGCAATAAATAGGGTATATCCATCTGTAATTATTACACCTTATGTATGGGAACCTTTTTTTGTACAAGATCTTATAGATACATATAAGCATCGTATGACTCCTCCATATTCATTTACTATAATTGAACCAAATATTTCCTTTCAAAAGTGTTCTCTTATCCCAATTATGATATGTGAAGCATATTATCGTAAAAATCCTGATAAAGTACATGAAGTTGCTGTTATTAATGGTAATAAACTTCTTGATTCTCCCTATTTTAAAATGAGTATTATACCTACATTAGATATCTATAAGGCTGGCAAATTACATTTGTTAGGTAGAGCTGATACACGAACATTGGCTAAGAATATGAAAGACCATATTTTAATTCAACACACAGTTAATAATGAATACAATTATATATTTCTTGAACATTTATTAATGGGATTTCCTGTTATACACAATTTTACAAATCTAAAAAATTATGGATACTATTATAACGGTGATGACATTATAGGAGGGTCTTCACTTATAGATACTATTGCAAATCATCATGAAGAGAAATCTGAAACATATAAGGCGTTGGTAAAACAACTAACTTGGGATTTTTCTATTTATAATTCTGTGAATATTAAGGGATGGGTCGATATTATTGAAGGTAAAACAGTTTCGAAAACTTCATAAGTTTTATTTATTGAGAGGAAATACAGGAATAAAATGAATGGAGATCTAAATAAAATATCTATACTATATATAAATGTATTTAGGGCAGGCAAATCAAGACAAATTTGTATTAAACATTCTTAAAGAGAAAAAAAATGGATATTTTTTAGAAATAGGTTCTAATCACCCGATACATATAAATAATACTTATTTATTAGAAAAAAAATATGATTGGAAAGGAATAATGGTTGAGTATGAATCCTCATATTTACCTTTATATAAAGAACATAGACAAAATAGCATTCATATAATAAATAATGCTACAAAGATAGATTACAAAAATGTGTTTGAAACAAATAATATGCCTTTCTCATTTGATTACTTACAAATAGATTTAGAAGTCAACAATGGGAGTACAATAAAGACTTTACAAAAATTAGATGCCGAAATATTTGATACATATAAATTTGCTACTGTAACATTTGAACATGATATATACCATACAAATTTTGATAATACGCGATTAAAATCACGAGATATATTTAAAAATAGAGGATATGTATGTGTATTTGAAGACATAAACAATGATGGATTGCCATATGAAGATTGGTATGTCCATCCAGATTTGGTTGATATGAATTATGTTAATAATTTAATAGAAATTAATAAAACGAAATATGTAAATCATCGTATCACTGGACAGACAATAAACTGGAACAGCATTCAATATATATAAATAGGCATTTGAAATTTCTACCTATGTAAATTACTACCGTCTAGTACAAAAATATCAGAAACTTAATTACACCCCTTTTAAAAGGGGTGTAATTAACTTCGATACTTGACGTTAAACGTAAATATTTATTAAATAATTCAAATATTTAATAAATAGTTTTTGTAAAAGATAATTTTTTTGAAGCCTAAAATCCCGAAAACACCAATTTAAATAAATTCAGGATTGCTCTAAAATTCACACCGATCTAAAGGCTGTTAATTACTGAGTAGTTTCACCTAATTTATCATAAATACGTTGTAACTCTTGAAGTGCACCGCCTTTTTGATTTTTTTTACGCCCAATTACTATTTTTGGCTTAGATGACTGTATTTGTTCAATTCTATCTACTTTATTTCCTAATCTTTTAATCATACTTTCTATTTCCATATGTTCATCATGACTTTCATCACATGGTTTAGGACCCATATACGGGGCAATATCTCTATTTGTTAAGCTTTTTATCTGAGCCTGATATTGTAACAATTTGCTATTAATTAAATTCTTTGTATTTGCATCATCAATCTTACGTTGGACATCCTGTCGTGCCTTTAATAGAACTGACCACAATAAATGATAGGCTACTTCACATCTACGTTTACTGAGAATAGCACCTGTAGTTTGACAGTGAGGAAGAGATTCAAAAAAATCATATAGATACATTTTTACAGCATCATATGTATTTCCTGTTATAGATAAATGTGTTAATAATCGTTTTTCGTTATCTGTAAGCTTCTTCTTAGTACAATGATTTAAAAATATTTCTTTTCTACGTTCTCTTGATATTTCATCATATCGTATGTAAAAGATTTGACCAGCTATATTAATTTCCTCAGTATCCATTATTTTTCCTGTAAGTTGATTTACATGTCTAGTTGTTCTGTCTGTTTCATTATGGGATATACCGGATCTTTTTTCTTTTAACTGACTAGCTATTTTTTCTAATATATCAGATTGTCCCTTCAAAATTCCTTCTTGACGTTTTATATTAATATTATCTTTACACTTTGAAGACGATATTTCTGAATTATTTTCATTTTTTGTTTTTAATCTATTTTTCGAGTCATTATGTACAGAAATAGTATTTTCTTTTTCTGAATTAATTTCTTTGTCACGATACTCTTTATTATCTTCGTTTTGAATGTTAGTTTCTTCATCACAACACTCTTCATCATATTCTTTTTGAAATTTAATTTCTTCGTCACAACACTCTTCAACATCTTCTTTTTGCAATACATCCTCTTCATCACAACATTCTCCATTTAAATTAATAATAACCAATTTTTCTAAATTTTCTCTATTGTATTTAATTTTATCTAGTTCCTTTAAAGCATCGTCGCGAATTTGTATCTGCTCTTTTATATATGGGTGGTCTTTTTGCACATTATTCATATATTTTATAAAATTTCTGATCTTTTCTTGACTAACTTCATAGTTTGATAAAAGATATGCCAATTTAGGATCTTTCTTACTTAAATCGGAAAACCGTGGCTTAATACTGGTCATCCCCTTTTTATATTACCAGATTTTTATATAACAATATATAAACTAAATTATAAATCAATGACTTAAAAACATATTAATATAAATTATTAAAATGAATTCTATAGATGATAATACGCTTATTAAAAGCAACAGACCTAATACAACAGTACGTAATAGGGTTCAAGGAAAACAAGAGCTAATTGTAACATGGTTACAAGAGTTCTTTACAAATCCGGGACATCTTGAAGAAATACTGCCCATTTTACAAGGTAAATCACCTATCAGTCTTCGGTTAATTGACTGGTTTGTGACTAACTATGCTAAAAAGAACAATATTAGCTATATTCTCAATCAAAGACAATTTCTAGTCTATTTCCACTATAAACGTGAACTTAAAGCATATTCTAAACGTATGTTTGATCCATTCTGTAGACGTGAGCGTATTATGTTTCAATCACGTGGATATGAACCATTTGTTACCACAGTTGGTCAACTTAATTTTTTTAGATGGGCTTTAGAAAAAGATATATTAGCATATATAAAAATACATCTTGATTTGATTGAAAAAGATATGAATACTAGCATGCGTGAACACTATGGTTCAACAAATTCGTCAAATAGCAGTCAGCCTAAAACTGTCATTAGTGAATCCAATAATACTATTTCAACAGCTTCAACTGTTTCAACATATAGTCGCAGAAAACGTACAGAATTATCGGTATCTGCTTTAAAAAAAGTAAACTTACATCAATGTGATATTGTTGTTTCATTTAGTTAAATTAAAAATTTTTGTATTAATTTTGATTTATATTACTACCATCTAGTATAAAAGTTAATTGCCTTTGGGAGCAATTAACTTTTATACAGACGTAGTTACTAAAGTATGAGAAACTAATTACATCCCTTTTAAAGGGATGTAATTAACTTCGATACTTGACGTTAATGTTGGATTTGTTTTGTATAATCGTCACTCTTAGGTCTAAGTAATTCGTAAGCCTGAAGAACAGCTAATCTTTTTGTTTCTGGTTCAGGAATATATCTATGTGTAAATTGTCGTTCAGACAAATTACGTGTGGAATCAATATCCCTTTCACGATTGTCTTCATATATAGCTGCTCTCATTTCACGAGGTATATTACGAGCATCATTGACAGGATCTAATCGTTGTAAATACGGATTATTAATTAAACCGGGACTTAATGTAGGTATTTTTATCGGTTCATCTATACCTGATTTTTTTGGAGCCTTATGTATAAGGTCTGGGTAAAATTGCATTTCTTGTGTATAATTCTGGATAGATGTACGTGATGGAATAGGATTCATATCCATAAAAATAGGATTTGGAGAATTTTGAATTTCAGTACTTGTAATCTCTTTTGTATCATATTTTAAACTCTCCCAAATTCTAGAATTCATTGCATCACGTGAATTGGGTTCGAAACGAATTCGTGCAGAAGCAGATAGTGGTATATTAATTTTTGTTGGATCAAAAAGAGGCGGATTGCCACGTCTCATTTCGCCAGAACGTTCCTCCCATCTTTTTTGGTGATCTTCATGAGACATCTTGTATTAAGTATTATTTTATATGTTGGTTTTAAATTCCGCAATACATTAAGAATAAATAGTAAGATTTACTGTATATGTAATAGGATCTACATTTGCAATTGATGCTTCAAACTTTTTACCTATAGCAACAATCGCCTTATTAGATTGACCTTCTAATGTATTTTTAGAATAGTCGAAATACCAAAACTGATTAGGCTCAAGCGTTGATACATGTGCAAATCCATTCAATGACATAGAAGGCATAAACCATAGAACTCCACCTTTTTTAACATCCGTAATCCAAACTTCATACTTTTTTTCACTATTATATAGTAATTTAAACTTATGGGATTCATTTTGAATGTAACGAACTACCTTCCAAGTATTATACAAGTCTTGAATCGATCTTACAGTTGTTGCACGAAAATTCATCCATTCAACCTCTCTATTTAATGCTTCCTCATTGAGATTTGCTCCTGATAATATTCTATGAATTATTACATCTGCATATCTACGCATAGGACTTGTAAAATGTACATAATCTGTTAAACCAAGACCAAAATGACCTTTCTTATCTACGCTGTAACAAGCACGAGCATAGCGTTTTACCATTATAAATGAATCTACTAGTTCATTACCTGTTGATGTAAATGTTATATTTTTCATACCATGTAGAATATCATGAAAACGATTTGGAAGACTCACTTGACAATATTTGAGATGTTTGCTAACAACTAAATTTGCCAAAATCATCACTGTTGCTACAATGTTGTGTGAATCATCATTGGTAGATTCTACTTTTAACTCATCTATTAATCCTGTAGTAGTATCTATATGAAAACGCAAAGATGGAAGATTAATATTATATTTAATATTTGATGAACGCATATTCGTAAGATTTAATAGATACTGTAGTTCGGTTGGAACTTGATTATTCCTAAACATATTTGTAACTTCATCATAATTCCAACGATTTTTCACTATTATTGTACTCTTATATATATCATAATTACTTACTATTCCGTTATCATTTAAGCTAACTCTTATTGTAATAACTTTACGCTCTTCGCCCTTTATTAAACTTAGTGTATTAGATGCAACTTCAGGATCTAATAAGTGTTCAGTATGCTCATTTGATAAATATAATGTTAGACAGCGTTCCTTTAATCTTTTTCTAGCTGTATGACTAATTAGATCCTCACAATCTGCTGACGCAATATCTACAATATGAATATAGATGGTATTATTAACCACGTCAACTGATATTGCATCATCAAAATCTTTAGACGTAGCTGGATCAATTGTAAATGTATTCAGTCCATTATGATTAACTGATTTATCAAAAGTATATATTGGGTTAGATAAATCATTTACAAGATAAATGAAATCTTCTGGTTTTTTATACAAAGAGTACATCTTTAGAAGACATGGTACATCATCAAGTGGATCAGGTGAATAAAGTCCACGAAATCCTATATCACCATTAGAATAGAACCAGACAACTATACGATCGCCCACTTTCATTGGTATATCTTTAATTGGTATTTCAGGTGAAAAGGGACAAGACTGACCAAAATTTGCGATATAGAGTTTAGCTATGTCATTATTTATAGATTTTATAAACGCAATTCCTGCTTGTTCCTTTCTATGAATAAGAGATAATTCTGGTGCCAATAATATTTTGTCACCTGGCATAAATTTATCTGAATAAATTATCATTGGTTCTTTTTCATCATCTGTACTACTAACTACAAGTTTTCCTCCATGAAGTTCTACTATTCCACATAATGTCATTTTTATTATATACAAAATGTAATATTATATATTTTCTCAATTTTTTATATAATAATATTCTATATTTTTACAAATACTTGACGTTAAGTCAATAATATTTATATGATATCTTTAATAGGTTTTTATTAAATAGCTTTGGACCTAAACAAGAAAAGCGGATATTATATTAAGAGATGTTTAGAGCTAAGACTGTGAAACGAACACCTGTTAAGAAAACTACTAGCGGACCAATCACACCAACCGGAATTCATATTGTAAATGATATTTCAGGTACACCTCATATTGAATTACAAACACGTAATACACATCTAGTTTCAACAGAATCTATGCTTTCAGCTCTTTTAGATGCTGAATCAAAAACTGCAGTACTTAAACCATGGTTGCGACTAGAACGTGGTCTTCGTATGCGTCTTTTACGTACATTTGTTGAAAATCAAAAAGACTTATCTCCAGCTGATCGCAATGAACTTTTAGAAACTCTTGTCGATGGGTTAGATAAAAAATTTTTAAATTCAAAATCACAAATTACATATAACGGAGATACTGGTGAAATTATTGAGATAAATGCTTTAAAAATTATTCAAAGTCCAAATGGTAAAAATATTTTTCGTATTGAGCCACCTAATCGCTCTACTAAAAAAGCACGACGACCTACAAATGGTTCTGATAATGAATAAGCTATCGTCTAGTACAAAAGTTAATTTCTCCAAAGGTAATTAACTTTTTTACAGACGTAGTTACTAAAGTATCAGAAACTTAATTACGCCCCTTTTAAAGGGGTGTAATTAACTTTGATACTTGACGTTATATGAGATTCTCTCTTGATTCTGGATATATATATGCAAGAATTGTTATAACTGAAAACAGTCCTATATGAATAAGTATCTCCGTGTATTTATTACCCTTTGTTAGTAAAACGATTATTGATTCTAATATACCCCATATAGCAAATAGTTTTATTATTGCTATATGTGACCAGATATAATCTTTTTTTTCACTATTATTATCTTCTTTTGAAATCTTCATCTATTATACCGGACTAGATTTATATACTGTTCAGTACAAAAGTTAATTGCTTCCAAAGGTAATTAACTTCGATACTTGACATTATATGTATTAATTAATATTTGATTAATTGACTAATAATTTATCGTCGGAGAATCTTTTAGGTTATATGTTATTTTAAAATGTGTATCAGACTATACAAAATCATGTAATTTTATTAAATAAAAATACATGATATTATTGATTAACGTCAAGTATTGAAGTTAATTACATCCCTTTTAAAAGGGATGTAATTAAGTTTCTGATACTTTAGTAACTACGTCTGTAAAAAAGTTAATTACCTTTGGAGAAATTAATTTTTGTACTAGACGGTAGTCTTAATATACTGCTGTTACTCCACATTTATAGATTTATATATATCAATTATTTTAGCCCATTTAGGATATAAGTCTATATTCATTTTATTTTTCATCCATGGATGAGGCATATATATATTTTTTTTGGGTTCTGATTGATAATAAGCACCTAGCCAACTCAAAGAAGAATTTGCACATATTGCACCAGCACATGAACTCATTTCATTTAAAGTATCATATGCTGTTTCAGCTTTAGAAATTTGATAATCAAATTGTACTGTTATCGTATTTAATATATATTCATTGACTTTATTGTTTTCATTACAGAATATTAGAAATTTTGCATCAGGATCATCATTTTTAATAGTTATAATGGCATTTGAATAATAATTCTTCAACGGAATATCATAATTGGTATTACAATAGTCGCCTAAACGAATATGTAAAAAATAGGTATGATGTTTTTTTATTAGATTGGGTGATTTTACACTAACGGGAATATATTTAGGATGTTGAAAATAACCCTCAAACACTATTGATTTTCCTTTATATGATGGAATCTGTTGATATTTAAATGCATTTTGTTCGGGGTCCGTTATTCTATGCCAATTGCGATAATCTGAACCCCTATATATATCAAATGGAAAGAAGAGCTTCTCAAGTGATTCCGTTGTAATTTGTTCTGATTCATGTAAATTCGGTTTTATAAATTCTTTTACTAAAACAAATTTACGATTGGTCATTTGTGCATAATAAAGGGCTGTATGAATTATAAATACCCTATTTCCAAAACCACCTACAAGAATGGCAGTTACAAATGACATACTTATTTTTATTTTTTTTATCTCAAAAATTAACTATTTGAGGGAATTGACCAAATATAGACGGTGGTCCAGATTGAGATATAGGCATTAAAGTTATACCATCTGATATAAAAGATACGACAATTTTAGAAGAAGATCTTGTAAGAATACTGGGTAAATTATTTTCAAAATTTTGATCAAAATATAATGTTGATAGACCATCTCCATATATTGTTATATATATTACTGTTCCCTTGTGTTTTGGTACAATAGTTGCATTCAAATGAGTGTCTTGATTAACTGTTATAGTATAATAAGATGCTTCACTAAAATCACCATTTATGTATTCACCTATACCTAGATCAATTGTATTGATTGTATAGAATTGACCACCTGCAACTACATCTCCTAGTGTATACACTGACTGACCTTTATGTTTAACGCCTTCCTGATTTTTTCCTCTTGGATTAAAATCAAGACCTTCATCCTTATCATTCAAGTCCAAATTATATAAAGTGAAAATTCCTGAGTTTATATCAATAAATCCACTCAGTTGTGAAATCTTATCATAGACTCCAGTCAAAATTGTTTTTACATTATTATGAACACCCGGATAGAGTTTACGTCTATTAAATCGTAAAATACGACCTGCTGGACATTTTTCAGCAGTAGCACCAACTACTGGTTTTAAACCAGATGTTTCATCATATGAAAAGAAAGCATCGTTAAATGAACGTGTTGACATATACGCAGGGTTCGCAGCCGTTGCCATATTAAATCCGATATTAAGGTTTTAGAAAAAAAATTTGATTAGTTTATTTAATAGTTTTATAAAACGCATTATCCGGTAAAAAAAAATAACAGTAAATAGATTATATGAGTACATCCGCGAAAAAAACTTTAGTATCACTTAAAAAAGACTTTTATAAAACTATGAGCGAATTAAATAAAAAACAATTAGAAGATGTATTAGAATATTTAGGCGATGAATATTATAATAAAGGTGTTTCTCTTATTACAGATGAAGAGTATGATAGGCTGCGTGAGACACTTATAAAAAAATTTGGTGATTCTACTATTTTACATGCTGTAGGTGCTAAGGTAGAAAAACAAAAAATTAAACTACCTTTCTTTATGGGTTCAATGGATAAAATTAAGCCAGATAAAAATAACTTAGAAGGGTGGAAAAAGAAATACGACGGAAAAGTATGTATTTCAGAAAAATTAGATGGAATTTCTGCTTTAATTATTAAAAAGGATGGAAAAAAATCTTTGTACACACGTGGAGATGGAATTGTAGGTCAAGATATCAGTCATATGTTATCATTTATTCAAATTGGTAATATCCCTACATTAGAAGAATATGTAGTTAGGGGTGAACTTATAATAAGTAAGGCTAATTATGATAAGGTAAAAGAAGGTAAAAGGGGAGCTAGACAAATGGTAAGTGGTTTAGCAAATCAAAAAACCATGACAAAAGAAAGAATGGCTGAAATGGCTCTCATTGAATTTGTTGCGTATGAGGTTATAATTCCTGATAATTTAAAACCTAGTGAACAATTTACACTTTTGGCTAAGAAATCTAATTTTGCATTAGCAAAATGGAATACTGAAACAAGTATATCTATTGAAAAACTAAGTACAATTCTAACTGAATATAAACAGTCATCTAAATATGAAGTTGATGGAATTATTATTGCACATGATAAAGTATATCCACGTGTTACAGGACGTAATCCAGAACATGCATTTGCATTTAAAATGTCTTTTGCCGAACAATCAGCAGTTACAGAAGTACTACAAGTTATATGGGATGCTTCAAAAGATGGCTATCTTAAACCAACTGTGAACTTTGAACCAGTCAATATTGGAGGCGTAATAATTCAGTATGCTACAGGGTTTAATGCGTCATTCATCGAATCTAACAGAATTGGTCCAGGTGCACTTATTGAAATTATTCGTTCAGGTGATGTAATTCCATATATTAAAGAGGTAAAATCAGCAGCCCCTACAGGTCCTTCTATGCCTACTGTAAAATGGCATTGGAATGAGACACACGTAGATGCACTATTAAATACTCTTTCTGGTAATGCTGATGTTGAAAAAAAAGCACTGTTATACTTTGCTAATACATTGGATATAAACTTTTGCGGTGAGGGTACTATTACACGATTACATGATGCAGGTATTAAAACAATACAACAGCTTTTGAATATTAGTGAATCTTTTCTACTTGATAAAGTAGATGGATTCAAAAAAACTTCTGCAACTAAACTTGTTGAAGCTATTTCAGAAGCAACTAAAAAAGCTACTATTACCCAGTGGGCGGTAGGTTCAGGTATCTTTGGACGTGGAATTGGTACTAAACGTGTTGATGCTGCATTTGCCATAGTACCAAAATCATTAGAAGGAGGATCTGAACTTGTAGAAAAAATTATGGCACAGGGTGGATGGTCTAAGGAATCAGCCGAAGGATTTGTTGCTGTTTTACCACATTTTAAAACATTTATGGAAACTATTGGATTTAAACCTAAAGTTACAACACCAATTAAAGTATCTCCTTCTGGAAAATTAAAAGGAGAAATAATATTATTTACAGGATTTCATCCTAAAGATATTGAAGCTGAAGTTATTAAACAAGGTGGCGAAATTGCCGATTCTTGGAATAAAAAAATTACTATTTTAGTCGTTAAAGATATATCTGTATCAAATGAAAAGACTAAAAAGGCTTTAGCAGCAGGTATTCCAGTTATAACCGCAGAACAATTGATTAAAAAACTCTAAGTAAAATGTTCTATTTTACACACGTGGACATTTTAAATCAGCACTTTAGAATAAAATTGAAAGCATTAAACAAGCATTATTCAAAGTCAAAACACAAATCACTATAAGAAATGAGTAAAACCACTGATGACAATGAACCCTCTGGTGTCCAGCCTCACGCAGGGATATCATGGAAAGCGAAATACGAATATATGAATACATTGTGGCTTAAACAAAAGGAACAGATTACGACACTACAGGCATTAGAACAAAAAATATATACGGAGATACAGAGTCTACAAGCAGAACTTGCAAAAAAAAATACGGAAATTGCTTCTTTAAGAGCAACCACTGTTAAATCACAGATAGACGTAGAGGATACTTCTTTAGTGGCTGAAGTGGCATTAGCAAAGGTAGAAGAGAGAACTAAAGCTGAGGAACTAACGGTGATAAAAAACACAAAGACAGAGGCATCCATCTCCAAACAGTGGATTACCCGCTTCACAATACTACTGATATTGCTAGTGTTATTTCTTATGATGAGTATGTTCTCTCAAAAGAACACCCTGCTACTGCTCACTATGGGTGAGACCTATCTGCTACCGCCTCCGTAAATATCATTTCATATCACATTGTCACACTGCTAAAAACTACATTTTATACTACATGCTACTCATTTAAAATACCTTATACCGTCTAATATATAGGGTTTATATATAACGTCAAGTATCGAAGTTAATTACACCCTTTTAAAAAGGGTGTAATTAAGTTTCTGATACTTTAGTAACTACATCTGTATAAAAGTTAATTGCCTTTGTGAGCAATTAATTTTTGTAATAGACGGTAAGTCTAATATTAAGCATATAATCTTCCAATAGATTCATATGAATCTAAATTATTTGCTGCAAATGTATTAAGCACTTTAAAACGATTTTCACTAACACCAATATATATTAAACTATAGAACCATTTTCTACTAAAATTTTTTGGTGGCTTTATTAATGATACTAAATTCTTGTTTTCTAAAACAATTGTTGACATTATAGATTGCTCTTTTCCAATAAACATATCTGCTTTTATATAGCGTTCAACGGTTGTATCATATATATCAGACCATTTTAACCAAACATCGCTACATCCAGCAATAATACCTGCAGCTATACGATCTTTCTTAGTGAAATCTCCCATTATATTATTTTTTACTTCTTCATCTTCAGCTAAGAAAGGATTTACATTTAATAGAAGAATTCTATCAGTTGGAATACGACTTGCTACAGGAAAATTATCTTTAATAAGTGGTATAATATTATCCTCTCTTATTATACCTGCATCCATCCAAATAAAGTCATCATGTTCAAATGGATTTAATTCTATAGCAGTAAGAACAAATTCCTTTTTTTCATACCACATCTTATATAAGTCTGTAGAATGTAAATCCTTTTCTGGATTTTTTTCATGTTGAGTTTTCCAAAAAGCATCTGTAAATTTTATATTTGCTACCCAATCTATACGATTAATTGGCATAACTATAGTGCGGTCTTGAAATTTTTTACGACAATCCTTTACAAAATCAACAAGAGATTCATCTGTAAAAAAAATCAGATGACATGGTATATTTTCTAGAAAAAGTCGCATACGTTGTTTATATGTATCATCATCAGTTCGTGATTTCATTGTGTAATAGGCACTAACAACTGTGGCAGGTTTATCTTTTTTAATAAATGTACCAAAGGGAGTTTCTTGTACATATCCCAATTTCTTTTGTATTTTAATGGGTGGTCTATGCCAGGAACTCATTTAAATAATTTATTTAAAATGGCATTAAGTAAATTTTTTTAGTTTTTTCATGTGACTGTGCAATGTTGTACCTAAAAATACTGTAATAATCACTGTATGAATATTTTTAATAAATTGTCTGCTATTAAGATTCATATTTGATTTTAAAGAGTAGATATATATACAATAAGAAATAACACTTAACAACATAAATATTTTAACAGAATTTTCTAATTTACCTAAATATATAATAACAAGAAAATTTAAAACATACATAAATGGTATATAGTAATTAATCATCTTATCTGAAATATTTTTACCTAGTATATATTCAAAATCATCCACATTGGTAGATGCACCTAATACATAAGAAGGATCATTTATTTTTTTATAAATATATGATATGAGACATTCATCTTTAAATAGCAACCATGATATGTTCAATGTTATAAAATAATATACATAAAATATATCAAATGTATCTGCCCTCCAAAATAAATACGTCGAAATAATAAAAGGACAGATAATATGCAAATAACTAAAAATCTCTTTAAACATAACCCTAATATATATTTGTATTTTTAATTTGATGATATCATAAATGTTTCCTTCTAGTACAGAAGTTAATTGCATTTTGGAGCAATTAACTTCGATACTTGACGTTATATTATATTTTTAAATAAATCCATACTTACGTTTAATAGCTTCGGGGTCTTGTTTTCCAGAAGTATTATAATATGACTTACTATGGATTCTATGAAGAACCAAAACATTATTAATATTAAAAATATTTACACCATTACTTATATTACGCACCCAACAATCGTAATCATAGGATACAAATTCATCACTATATATTGCATATTCTTTCCTAATTAATATAGATGAATGAATAAGAGGATTAAAATTTTTAAAATCGTCAATATTTAACATTCCTGGGGGGAGAATCTTAAAATCATTACTATCACCAAAATACCTACACATCGCACCCACTATTCCAATTGTTTGATCCTGTTCAAATATACTCATTTGATATTGAAGCTTCTTAGAAAGCCATAGATCATCTGCATCTAAATGTGCTATATATGGTGTTGTAGCCCGTCCAACCATATGATTAATAGCATTAGCCGCACCTCTTACATCAGGTAGATTTATTACTGTAAATCTGTTACTTAAACCAATATTATTTATTATATCTACCACCTTTGATAATACAGGTTCGCCTGATTGCCCATGTCCATTTACGCCAATTATACCTATCCAATCATTATATGTCTGCCTCTTTACAGATTCTAGTGCTTCTTCTAAGTATTCAACCCCGTTGTACAAGGGAATTACTATTGTAATTTGAGGATTTGCCGAAATTCCCATTTGGTTAACCTGTTTTTTGGTTTTTGTAATTTTAGTTTGGGTTTCAGGTTTATTTTTTAATTCATATTTCATCGGTTCAATTCTGGTTTGTGGATTTATTCTACTAGGCTTAATTATTGGGGTATCAAATGTTTTAACAACTAACTGATTATCGTTTCTTTCTAATGTTGTACTAGTTGTCAATGGTATAAATGGTTCAGGATTTTTTGGTATAATTCTATTCTTTTGTAAACGGGGTTTAATCATACTAGGTATCGCAAATTCTTTTACCTCAGTATTATTTGTTTTGTGTAATTTATGTATAGCTGGTCTAGCATTATCACGTGTTGTTGTAGATTCATCAACCATTCGAGTTCCAGAACCAGGTAAGAAAAATTTAGATTGTGTAGGAAATGGAAGTACCTCTTCTATTGTGTTTTTTTGAATAAAGGAATCTTTAGGTAAAGGAGAAAACTCTTCCACCTTTTTTGAAGACATTATAGTCGTTTCACGTACCCAAGAACTCATTTTACAATATTTAATAGAGTAAATAAACTTTATTTTTACGCACCGGGCGATAAAATATTTTTATTGACTAATATAAATGAGTACACCGCCTTATACAAGAGATTTTTTGATAAATTATCACACACAATTTCAACAGGAACAATCACTTAAAATTTTTAATGATTTTATTAACTCAATTACCAATAGCGTTTTGGGAGCAGCTAAACATGGATTAAAAGAATATACTATTCGTGAAGTACCATCAACTACAACATTTAATGATGTCATACTTGGATTAAAAATTAATTTTCCCGATATCACAATAAAATTAACCGATTTGCCTGGACCTTACAAATTAACATCCGTTAAAGCTATCTATATCACATGGGCTTAAAGAAATATTATTTGTCTTATTATAATATTAACTAACATCAAGTATCAAAGTTAATTACACCCCTTTTAAAGGGGTGTAATTAAGTTTCTGATACTTTAGTAACTACGTCTGTACAAAAGTTAATTGCTCCAAAAGGCAATTAACTTTTGTACTTGACGTTATATTATAATATTTCTATCAAATAGAGACAGACATAATGGATTTACATTATCATGGTATTTTCAAATTATGTGAACAGGAAGATCCTATTACAGAACTAAATGGATTATCAACTGGACGTTGTAAATTACCAAATACGGCTAATCCAGCATATGTGCCTGTATTTAAACCCAAAAATTGTTGCCCCGACCAAGTAAATAGAAAACTACGACAAACTGAAAATTATTGTAAATCAAATCCTAGTAGGTCTCTTCCTCTGAGCAACAGTGAATATTTACGAAAATTAGTAAAAAATGGTGGTAGACATTTAAGTAAATCATATTTATTACAAACAGATCCAGGTATTGGAATCTATAGAACTACTGTATGGACAGAAGCAGGTACTAGTAATTTACCTTCAACTGCTGATGGATACGATATTGGTATAATTCCTACAGCACCTCCTGTTACTGGTACAATGCATACTGCTATTGATGCAGATACATTAACACAACAACGGATGATTGTTGCGGCAAGAGGTCCTATTAGTGAATTAGATAAGAATCGTTACAGTAGCAATACTACCTTAAGACGTATGGGATTAGCTATAGCCTCTAACCCATCGGGGTTTGGTGGATTCGAAGAACCATGTATTGCGTGTGATCTAAGCGGCACATCCGCATCTGTTATAACAGGTCAATTCAAATGTACATGCAATTCTACTAATTAAAATAAAACTTATTACTTAAGAAATAAGTAGCATTATACTATAGTATTATAATGCTACTTATACATGTTTGTACAATGACAAGTTTAGCTACTCTTTTTATATATTTATTTATATTTAGCCAACAGAAAATCAATACTATTAAAACATTTTTCAATGAACATCAACTAATTACTATTTCTGATACTGTTTCAAATATGAATTTTTACATTGTACCTTATAAAGAAATACTATTAAGTTATAATAACGGACTAATACAACAATATGCACAATATAATACTACTTCAGCAAATGATACACATGTTATTATGTATTTTACTAAACCTAGAGAATATGATAATATTTCTTGCTTAAATACATTTAATCTATATTTGATTTGCGATCTATTCCAAAAATATTACCCAACTAATATTATAAAGTATGATGATTGTAATTATGATTTTAAAATTTTTACAGATGCTATATGTCTATATATTTTTTCTGAACGAAATGAACTCTAAGATTTTATGATTTTTGAACCCCATTCAATAGATTTCTGAATTCTTGCTTCTGATAAAGGCACACGATACATGCGAAAATCAAATAATCTACCACGAAATCGTTCATCACTATATTGTGATTGCGTATCTTCCCAATTTGAACGACCTATATAATTCTTAGTTGTATAGTTTGCTTGAGGTAGATGACCCTCTTGATGTGTATATATATTTATACCATCCACGTATATTTTCCATGTAGGACGAAATGACATATCAGTTACAGTACAAGCTATATGATGTAATTTACCTTCTTCTAACGCATTAATACACTTGATTCTCATTTTACGTTGTGATTTATCCCAAATTTCAAATAGTATATTCGCCTTTTTCTTTGGGATAAGCTCTTCATGACCAGAAATAAATGTATTTTGCTCTTCATTTTCCGAATTTGGAACAAGCATATTTGTAGATGGTGCTATAGGCTCTGGTCCTGGACAATCGTAAATTTCAACATTAGCTTCAGTATATTTCATAAATACCCGCGGATCTAATTCTCTAGGAGCTGACCTCTGACATACAATATTATCATCAGTTGGATGCTTATCTAAAGATTTATGTTTTAGAGTATCTGTATCATTTCCCTTGCCTTCTATGCCAAAATATACATTATCATGACCTGAGCCATTACCAAAATCAAATATATGAGCATTATTTGTAAATTGGTCAAATCTTACCCAAAACATGAATGAGCGTAAATTACGTAATTCAACCTTTTGATCAAATTCCATTTCTTCATTCTCACCTATACGCAAATATTGTTCAGATGGTGGGGGATCGGTTTGTTGTATCTTTGAAAGTGCATTTATTTTTAGACCTTCTGATATTTGAATTAATGGATCCTGATCTATAGTAATATGCCCAGCTAAACCCAGATGTGTATTTTGTGCATAATCTAGCATATCATCTTTGAATCTATACCATATCATAAGCCCCTCATAAAACCAAAGAATATCTATTATTTTTGGAGGTGGATCAATATCTTTCACCTCTTTTGTTGAAAACATATCTATCTTGCCTTGTGTACATAACGATTCCCATTTATCGTTAGGTGATTGTGCAGTCTTTATAATTCTACAATAATCTGCACGACCACTTACTTTATTTTCTCTAAAATAGTCATCACGACTGAAAATAAATCCTTTCGCTTTCGAAAGACTTGTATATGTACGTGATGAAGTACCATCTGTACCTGCTAAAGCACATGCCATAATCATAGTTCCGGGATCATCGTGTTTCATTACTACACGACATAAATCGTGTTTTAATCCGATATTCTGAACATCAACGTATTCTTCTTTATATCTCAGATCTCTTACCCAACCATTGTCTTCTTTAGTTTGTCCCGGTACAATATCACTCCTTTTGGGATAAAATCCCTCTAGATAAGTCTGTTTTTCTGAAAAACCCTCTATATATTGCTTTTGGTTATAGAATAATTCATAAAATACTATACATAATAGCAAGATACATGCTATTCCTATAATCCATGAATCCATGTATATACCCCTATATTTTACTTTGAAATGATTTTACTAATAATTACCGCGTTAGCTCTATTTGTGTTGTTTCTTAATAAGACATAGAATTTGCTTATGCCCGAAGATGGGGGACATAGTAAGACTTTTAAAAATATAAGGATACTTAAAAATACTAGACATACCAGACGTGTTACTAGAAATGTATATAATGATATTACCCCTTTAAACAAATTGGCGGAAATACCCAATTACGCATCATATTTTATTTTAATTGAACCACAGCAGATATATGCTCCCTATCGCAAAGCTTCATTAGTACAAATTCGCACTATTCATGGAGGACAGAGAATGAGCGAATACATTATGAATGTTGAAAAATTACTGACTAATTGGATCTCTATACAAATACACTTAGCAGAGGGCTTACGAATTCTTCATTCACGTAACATAGTGTACGGTGATTTTAATTTTGATAATATAGTTATTGATGATAAAAATATACCACTTTTAATTGATTTTGGTGATTGTTGTACACTAATGAAAGATAATAGCTACTTTAATCCAGATTCTGATATTTCACCTCCAGAATTAGACTATGTCAATAGTACTCTATTTCCCAATAATGGACATAGTATTATGAAGGAAATTTATAAAAAGAAACAAATTCTACATGAAATAGAGGAAGTTTTCCCATCTAGAGAAAACGTCCTTTCAGAACTTCTCAATTTTGCTGATAGATATAGTGAATCAACTTTTAAAAATTATAATACAGCATCTGATATGTGGGCGTTTGGTTGTGAATTTTTTAAGATATATATGATGTTATTGACTATTCCCATAGTCTCTTATTCAGAAATGTATCAAAAAAACCATATAGCACAAATGCGTATACTACGTGGACTACTGCACCCTGACCCACGTAAAAGATTAACAGTAGATGAGCTATTAATAGAATTATACATGTGGCGAATGTCCTAAAATATTTGAATTGTCGAAGACCGACTCCATCCAAGTTTTTGGCTGAAGTCATTTTTCCCATCTATTGCACCACGAGCATTATATGCGGCTATCATATTGTTATTATATTTAAATGTGTGTGCACCACGAATATAACCACATATCCATGCATCAAAATTTGGAAGTTGTTTATTGGTGTATTGTTTTCTATTACTATCTATAGGATGAACCATATTATTGTCTGGTATAACATATGTAAGTGCCACCTTTTTTCTATGTAATTCCTTATGTTTATGAAACTCGTTTTCTAACCAATATGTATCATATGCTGTTCCAAAAAATAGTATATTGTTCAAATTAACGCTATCATTATTAAGAATATGGACATTTTTAAAAGGGCTAAAAATTCTTTTCATATATTCTATATTTTTATTTGGTTCTTTTTGCAATTCTTCTGGTCCTGGAATATATATAATATCACGCCAAATACGTGAACAATAATTTAAAAAATCATAAGTTTGTCTTTTATATGGACTACCTATATTTCCATTTAGAACTAGAATATTAGCTACAGGTTTAACAAAATGAACCCCCACAGTTTTTTCAAACTTATCTACATGTAAACTAGATACATATTGTATTATACCATTTTTTCTAATCATTATATTGTATATTCTATTATATTTATATACACACAGTTTGCTTAAGTTTATATATTACCGTCTGTACAAAAGTTAATTGCGTTTGAGAGGAATTAACTTTTGTACAGATGTACTTACTAAAGTATGGGAAACTTAAAGTTAGATTATTTTATATTAATCTATTCTTGTAGCAATATTATCTTTATGTATAACAACAGTCGCAGTACGTGAAAAATAAGTCTTATCTTGATTTTTATAACCTAATGGATTAAGTGTTACTAATGTTCCTGTATCATACCGAATAGTTAAAGGATCATGGCTATGTCCACATATCCATGCTACTACAGGTTCCTTCATAAGAGAATCTTGATTGGATGCATATGTTGAAATTAATGGACTATCAACATATTTATCGGAAATAAGGGAGAAAGTTGGCATATGATGTGTCAATACAATAACACGATATCCTTTTGGAATATCTGAGTTAAATGGACCCAATTGTCTAGTAATAAATGCTTTGTGATTCTGATGAAGACTAATCATATCTGTTGGATGAAATAGGCGTAAATTATTAGTATTTTCGTCCATCTTATACATTGACTTATATTCACCACGTGAACCGGGATCGCCCAAAAATCCATTACTAAGTATATCCCAGTGTCTAATATCAGGTGCAGTCCACAATGTGGCTCCAATTATAGCTATTTTATATTCTTCAATTAAAAATACAGACTTTTGTAAATAATATACATTTGAACCTATTTTAGAACATAATTGTTTTATATGTTCATCTACCTTTTCAATAGTACGATTACAATCAGGTGTTTTTAAGAAATATTCGTGATTTCCAGCTATAATAAATACCCTTTCCCATCGACATGCACACCATTTTAAAAATTTAGCATATAATGGTGTATAAGGATCGCCTATATCACCACAAATAGCTAAATCAGGAGCTGATGGCTGAATTATTAGTGAAAAAGGAGGTGTATGATGTTCTAAATGTATATCACTTATAATTTGTATTCTGTAATTATTCATATCTGTTATGTCTTAATAAATTTTTATTAAGAATAATTCACAATAATATTTATAATGTCAAGTGTCGAACTTAATTACACCCTTTTTAAAGGGGGTGTAATTAAGTTTCTGATACTTTAGTAACTACGTCCGTACAGAAATTATCTTTTTATTTTTGAACCCAAAATATATCCTTTACCTTGAAATTGTTTATTCTCTACAGGTGGCATAGGTAACATATTTGAAAAGTCGAAAGCCTCTTCTTTTTTAATTTTATAATCTGTAGGATTTTCTATTTCTACTTCTAGCTCTACACCACGAATACAAATAGGTCCTTTGGAAAATGTATCCATAATACTAACTATAAGTCTTTCACCATCAACCAAAAGAGGAATATCCATATTTGGTTGTAATACTATGTAATTTTCAAAAGCATTACGAAGTGAGGATACAGGATCATTCAATGAAGCATATTTTATTGAATGTGGTTTTATACGAATATGTAAACCTATATTAACATCCATACAGCGTTCTAATAATACCTGTTCGTCATAATCAACATTAAGATACTCTACCATCCATGATGGCATTAAAACCATATTGCGATTTTCTGAATGAATACCAACTATTTGTGCATATGTAGAAAGGTTTCCTTTTGTAATTTTTAAAATAACTAACTCTTCGGAATCTGTATTATTAAAATAAGAAAACCTATCTGAAGATAAATATATACCATCGCTACACTCTTGTTTGTTGATGTCTTTTTCTGTTAATGAAGAATTAAAACACAATGGAAAACATTTGAGGTCTATGCCATATTGAACAATGTGATTGTAATTCATTTTGATAACTATTAATATTGCGTTCTGTTTTCAATTTTTAAAAATATTATTCTATAAATGTCAAATACAAATGAGATAAATAATGAAGCACATAATGATATTATTAATATATCTATAAAAGAAGAATTACAGAAAAATTCTTGTAAAACACCTCCAAATAATGGTGAAGCAAATAGTGATATTACAGAGAGCTATGAACCTGAAGAAGATGATTTAATAGGACAAGATAGTAAAATCATATCTACAATAATTTATAATACGGATGAATTATCGCGTTTGTTTCGTGCATTATCAGTATTATCTCCAGTACAAATACGCGTAATAGAATTACGATATCTGAACTTACTAAGATCCTATGATAAACGCCTACTTTATATAGATTTTATTCATCACTTTACACGTGGTTATATTTCATTAGGTTCTGCTATTGTTCCAGCTTTGCTCTCTATACAGTCCCCGACATCTGACTCATCTGTAACTTTGTATTGGATAACGTGGATAATTAGCGTATCAGTTACATGTTTTCATGGTTTTGTAACACTCTTTAGATTTGATAAAAAATATTATGCTCTACATATTACATATGAAAAATTAAAAAGTGAAGGGTGGTCTTATCTTCAATTAAGTGGTCGCTATATATCACAACCCCACCAACATTCAACGCATAAAAACCAATATAGTCATTTTGTTAATACTATTGAAAAAATACAACTAAAACAAATTGGTGAAGAATATAATAATACGTCTGAAGAAAAAAATACAGGACTTATTACAAAATCTCAATTATCTGATAAATCTAATACATCTGATACATCTATATTATTTTCATCAAGAAATATACTATCTAGTCCTGATAAAACGAAAAAATAAAATATTATTATAAAATAGAAGAGAGATTCTAATGGAGAATGGGAATATACTGAAACTAGAAAATAAACCATTATGCCAATGTCCTAATAGTTGTAATAATGATACACCTTGTAAAAATGAGACTATTGGCAATACTCTTTTCTGTGAAAAACATCAGAATTGTATGGGTTCCCCAACAAATGGCTGGGAACCTGAATATATAGCAAATAAATTAAATAAATTATATAAATATATTAAAACGCATAATTGTATGAGTTATGCACTTCGTGGAAATTTTATGAATTTATATCTAATGAAACAATGTAAAACAAATAACAATTGTGATAATGTTAATTTTGAACAACCAGGCGGTAAATCAGGGCAGCGTGATGCTATGAAAAAAGAAGTATTGCGTACCTGTAATACTGTTAAAAACTTGGTTATTTCCGATTTAGGATCCAAAAATTTTTTACCTACAACATTTTGTAAAGAATGTCCTGCCGGATTTAGCAAGGTTGCTCTAGTAGTTGATAATGGAACTGATTATCATTGGTATAGACAAGATTCTAATGGAATGTGGTCTCACAAAGATGGTTCTAATCCTGTTAAAAATTTTGATGCAAAGAAACAAAAAATCTTTAATCCTAAACAGATAAGTCGTGATTATGGCGATGATTTAAATTACAAAAGTTTTTGTGGATTTTTCTGTGTAAATAGAAATGATACACCTAATTTGGGTCAAGGTGGTAAAAGAAAAACTCAGAAAAGCAAACGACGAAAAACTATTGGAGGTAAAAGAAAACGCCTTAATCCATTAAAATCACTAAAAAATCTTAGGTAACGTCAAGTATCAAGGTTAATTACATCCTTTTTAAAGGGATGTAATTAAGTTTCTGATACTTTAGTAACTACGTCTGTACAAAAGTTAATTGCCTTTTGGAGAAATTAACTTTTGTACTAGACGGTAACGTCAAGTATCAAAGTTAATGAACCTAAAATTCAAATTTTTTACTTAAAAATAATATAACACTATTAATAATAGTATGTCTGGTATTTATACAGCTGTTATTATAGAACCCCGTGTTCATAAAGCATTATTATATGTGTTAAATAATTTTTTAACAAATTTAGATGAAAGATGGAATTTTCTAATTATTCATGGAACCGAAAATGCATTATGGTTATATACATCTGTTGATATAGCCTTTAATAAATATAAGCACCGCATAAATTATTTAAATTTAAATGTATCAAATCTAAATTGGAACGAATATTCTGCTTATGTAGCCTCTAAAAAATTCTTGGATATAATACCTACAGAAATTTTTCTTATATTTCAAACTGACACTTTTATTTGTTCACCATATGCACATTTTATTGATATTTTTTTAAAATATGATTATGTGGGAGCTCCCTGGTTAGCTCTACCACCTAAATATATTCAGGGAGTAGGTAATGGTGGTCTATCTTTACGAAGACGCTCTAAAATGCTTGAAATAGTAGAAAAAGTACCATATAAATATGGTACTGCTGAGGATACATATTTTTCAGGTATGTTAGATAATTTTCCATCCGATATCAAATTAAATAAACCTGGTTTTGAAGAAGCGAAATTGTTTTCCGTAGAAACTGTATATTCACCTATGTCATTTGGAATTCATAAACCATGGGGTCATATGGTAAATATTACCGAAGAACAATGTCCAGGTTATAGTTTTTTAAAATTGTTAAATTAAATTTTTATAATTACAATAACATCAAGTATCGAAGTTAATTACACCCTTTTTAAAGGGGTGTAATTAAGTTTCCGATACTTTAGTAAATACGTCTGTATAAAAGTTAATTGTCTTTGATTAACTTTTGTACTAGACTGTAATAGATAAGACCCCCTTATTTTTATAAAATTATTTTAAATTACTGTTGGTCTTCTAACATATTTAAATTCTTAATTCTATTTTTATTAAGTTGTGCTAAAATCTCATTATGATATAACTTGTCATAGTATTCAATTGATTTACGAAAGTTTGCTTGAGGTACAAATGCTATATGACGTTTACGTCTTATATGCGACATTAAAACTGGTGCTGATTCACCTGTAATAGTAATTAGAAATATTGTTAATACAGCAGCTGATCGTTGCATTCCAGCAGCACAATGAATAAGGATATTTTTTCCTTGATTATATTCATGTGTAACTTTATATGCAATTTCTGGTGACCAAAGAGTCATATTATTAATCTCACGTGGTTCCAAATTATCATCAACTGGAACACGATATCTTGTTGCATTAACATTTTCAGCAAAACGAAGATCTTTTGTACAATTAAATATAGCCCTTATATTTTTCTCCTTAAGCCATTCTTCATCCCATGCTGCAAACCTATTGCCTAACCATACTCGGGGTATAATCTCATTCGCATTTTGCATAATACCTACAGCTGGATAATAAAATTGATACAACATTTTGCCATTTGAATATTTTAAAATGCTCACACGACACTTTTACGATTTGGAAGAGGTTGGAATGTCGCTTCTAGATGCACTTCGCTATAAAAGGGCTGAAGAGGCAATTTTCTGGGCAAGGGAAATTATATTATCAGAAGAAGAGAATATGCTAAATAAAACTATGGTACAAGCATGGATATTATATATGGGTGCTAATAGAATAGATTGGTTAGACGCTTGGTTTGATTTAGACTCTGATAAATTGTCATTGGTGAATGAATTTTGTAAAAGAACTTCTAATGGAAAAGGCTATTTAACATTCTGGATAGCTTGTCGTGGCTTATCACCTATAGCGTCTGAAGAACGTATTTCTATGGCTTTAGCAGAAAATGACCCAATCTGTTTATATTGGTGGTTGGGTCCTTTGTACTATAAAAAACCGAAAGCTATATTGAATACTATTTCAGATTTTGTTGATTCACCTCATATATTTAATTCTATACAAAAAGCAATGTCGTGTGTATTATCATTAGAACTCCGTATGCTATTAGCTGTGTGTGCTATTCAAATTCTATGTTTACCTTCTTTACCTGAACCATTTATTCTTACAGATAGAGACTTTGTTAAAAAATTAATTGATACATGGACTACAGGAAAACGTTCAAGTCGTGTATTTTCAGTTAAAACAGAATATTTGCCTCATGGTTATAAACGTTCATTACAAAAAGACGTTCTGTGTGTATCTGCTATAAATATTATTGCCAATGGTTGTGTATTTTGGAAATCTGTGGGTAAATGTATAAAAGATGACGAAAGCCTAGAACAAATTGTAGATGAATACTTTCCAGATGATATCCCTGATGAATGGTCGGAAAAAGAAAGAGAAAAAAGTCATCCAATAAGTTTAAATGAATATTCTATTCATATCAAACATGAATATAGATTTAAATTAATTTGGAATCCAAAAAGAGTCCCAATTATATATAATTTATGGCGTCCAAGCCTAACACGTTTGTTTAAGGCGTGTTCAGTACCAGATCGTTAAAATCCTAAGGTTATATGAATTTTTATATGTTCAAGAACCGTAAACTTAACTTTGGCATTTGACGTTAACTAAAGTGAATGATAATGTAGCATCATTCAATACAAACTTCTGTTTAATGTATATTCTGCCCAAATAGTTAATTATTCTTTCTTTTAATTATTTAGAACATATCTGTTATAGTCATTAATAATATATATCAATTTATCATTACTTGCCCTTAAAAGAATAATAGTATCAACCAAAATAGATGACTCATTTTTCCAATGCTCTCTAGGAAATTGCTCTGTTTGTTTATAATACCAGAAATCTGCTGCCAATTTTTTCCAGCACAATAAAAGGTGATGTTTTGGCTCGATTTTATTCCATAAGCGAAAATGTTGATATCCTATTACATCATCAAAATCTTTAAAAAGCTGTTCAGAAAAATCTTCCAAAAGAATTTGTATTGTTTCTATAAAAAATTCACCTGTAATATCGTCATTTAAAATATAATTGTGAGTTGCATTTATTTGTACATAATTATTATGAATACGAAGAACTAAATTATTCCTAAATTGATGTTCTCTATAAAGTCCAATTATACCAGGCAAAGCTTTACCTTTCTTTGCACACCACTTAAGAATTCTATTGTACACTTCATTCATTTCTCCATATGTAAATATAGTATTTGTATATGGATTACGTGGTGTTTTGATATTAGGTATTGATGCATATTGTCCGTCCAAGCATGATTTAACTGTCTTGAGAAGTACATTACCTGAAAAAACATATTCTGTTCGATTCCTTACAGAAATAATCCGTACCTGGTCTTTTTTTGGTATAGGCTCACATGTAATAATATCATTATCTTCGCCAATTACACGAAGCTTACACTTTTTATTAATCCAAGCATTAACTATACGTTTCAATTGCCATCTTACCCATTGATTATAACTAAATACCCTACAAGCCTCTTCATAAATATCTGAATTAAGTATAGGTTTAAATTTTTTGTTATTTATATACACACGTTTTTTTGTTGGAAATTTAAATAAAGTTCCATTTATATCTAATTTACCTAATATAACTTGCCAATCAAATAATGTCCCAGATTTATAGGCTATTTGATTATATGTCCATACAGTTAATAAATTTTTTTTGTCTATAGGTATAATAATATTAATATAAGATAATGATGGATTTTTTATAAAAGAGAATATACATTTATATGTTATTAAACTCATTTGTTCAATTCTTGGAAAAGCATAATAAGGATTAACATCTGGTAAATATTGATATATTTCTTTAGATATTTCCGCAGGGTCTTTTTTTTCTTCTTCAAACTTATCTTCTTTATTAATTATTTTTACATTTATTCTATTTTCACATTTACTTTTTTTTATAGATCTTACTAATGTATTTTTTCTTTTTTTTATAAAATGTCTTTGAAATGTGTGTGGATATATCTGCCCTATAGAAAATTCACCTGCTAAAATTGTATTATTGGTTAGCACTAATCTTGGAATATCTATATTAGCAGGATTGCCAGAAATATCATCAATAATTACTAGTGATATATCCGCTTCTGGCATTACTATTCACCTATATAATTTGTATATATATGGTTTAAGCCTATACAGCAAAAGAAATAATTTATATATCTGTAATAAATAAATTTCTTCTAAAATAGCAGTATTTCAATCTTATCTATATTTTTCAATAATTCACTTGTGTATATTTGTGTAACATCAAGTATCGAACTTAATTACGCCCCTTTTTAAAAGGGTGTAATTAAGTTTCCGATACTTTTGTACTAGACGGTAATATATTTAAATATTTTATTTAGTATATATATAAAGACTAAAAGTAAAATATAATTAATATGAATCGAGAAATATGGGGTCCCAAAATCTGGTTTATACTTCACAGAATATCTTTTTTTAGCGATAGAACTGACATCATTAGAGCATGGACAAGAATGTTAAAAGACTTACATTCTATTATACCATGTGATCTTTGTAAAGATCATATGGGCAAATATTGTATTGAACATCCTATACATAGGGTTATTCTTAAAGGAACAAAAGGTAATGATGTTAAAAATGCCATTATTAATTGGGTTTACGAATTTCATAATACTGTTAATTCTTATAATAGTAAACCAAAATTTGATAAAGAAAAATTAAAACTATTCTATGGATACGGTAGCCGGACTGAAATGATCTCTGATATTAATAGAACAATTAATGAAATTGAAAAAATCTGGAAAAATGTCCCTATGAGAATTTTTAAAGAATCCTTACATTATTTAACGGGATTAATATCTGGTGGTACTTTTAATTAAATTTACGCCTTACATATTACAGGTGTCTCTTCTTCCATAGTTTTAGCTGGAGCTAATGATGAAACAACATTTAGAATATCAGGTGGAATTCCAGAATGGCACGCATCAAGCAAGTGCCAATAAAGAATAGCAACACCAGACCCAGTTAAAATACCTAATGTAGATCCAAACCATGTTTCACAACCAGTTAATCCTCTTAATAATAATAACAAGAAGAAGAATATAGATAATATAAGAACACTCATTGTAAATGCTATCCGCATATCAACCTTTTTAGGATCTACACCCTCAGCAGCTGGTTTAAATGCAACTTGAAACGCGTTATATAAGATAAAAACTGCAAAGTATGTAGTAGAAGCAAACCAATATGAAGGAGCTACTATTTCTAAGGGTGGTCCCATAGTATCATGTATTAATGAACATACTCTTGTACCTGGTTGTAATACTTGTTCCCATGTAGGAAAAAGTATTCCTAATAATTCTTGAAGTGCAAATACTAACATTGTATTTATAATCATGCCTATACAAACCCACATCATTGATAAATTTCCCTGAATACCACCTAATAATAATGACGTAATGAAAAGAGTATTTGGTAAGTTGTTGTAGGTTGATATTATAAACTCTCTAAATCTTAATGTAAAATCATTGAAATATGATAATTTGTCAGTCATAGTAGACTTAACAATCCCTAAAATAGATTATTTTTTTAATATCATATTTTACTAATACTACAGTTTTACTCTTGCTGTTTTGCACATACATATATTGGTTTACCATCTTCCGCTCTATTACGAATTAGAGGGATATTCATTAAATTTGTAAGTCTGCGTTCAGATAAAAAAGCTATTAATACCTCCATAAGAAATCCAAATATCAAGCCAATAGCTGAACCTAGCAAAATTGATATTAATGAATCACATTCTGATGTGTTTCTTATAATTATAAACATGATGCCAAGAACACCCATTATGTATAATCCGGAGTATACTGCCATTCGCTTTTGTGGCATCCCTTCAATCTCTTTTTCATATGTATATCCCATTCCTAGTATATAGCCAAATAGAGTACCCATAAATAACATATAATAACTTGGGAATCCATTAGATAGAATTGATAAAGAACCTGTTTGTTGTGCCATTGAAATAAGTCTTTCAAAACTGATTCCGGGAAAGTGACCAGAACATCTCATTGCATCTTTTGATGCTTCGATCGTACCAGATACAACTGACGCAAAATAATTACTTATACCCACATGAAGGAATTCGACCATCATAAGTAAAACTCCTAATACCAATAATGGAGGTGATTGAAGTAATAAGGCAAATAATATAATTCCGCCTAATATTGTATCTGGTAAATAATTTAGATTGTAAAAAAACGTCTTATAAGCAATTTGACTTAGAGCCTGCGTACGTTTTATAATTAGATTAGAAATCATCACCCCCTGTTATGGGCATCCCTTCTTTCTATAGACATTTAGTGAAAACGAATCCAAACCTTATTTCACAAAAAAATGGTGGTAAACCGTCAGTATTAGCACTTGATTTAAATTGTGCAATATATCATTGTCTTTCTAAACTTCAGAAAAAAACGCCTTATGTGGCAGAAAACCGTCTCATATTTGAAGACGCGTTAATTCAGTCAGTTATACTTTATATTGTAAAGTTACGTGACCATGTTCAGCCTTCAGATTTACTGTATGTGGCTGTAGATGGTGTCGTACCAATGGCAAAGATTAGACAGCAGCGTATGCGACGATTCAAATCTGTCTGGACAGCAAAAGAAGAAGCAATTATTAAAGGTGAAGAAGTAATAGGATGGGATAGAAATGCTATTACACCTGGAACACAATTCATGAATCGTCTCACAGACAAATTAAATTCATGGTCCAAATATTTAAAAAATACAGTCATATCTGGTGTACATGATTCTGGAGAAGGAGAACAGAAAATCATGGCATATTTAAGAGAAAATCCTCCTAATGGCGAAATTATAGTATATGGTCTTGATGCTGATTTAATTGTGCTTTGTCTATGGCACTTGCAAGTATATGGGTGGTCATTTAAACTACTTCGTGAGGATGTAGAAATGAAAGGTGGAGTAAAACTCAATTCTTTTGGTGAAGAAACATTATTATATTTTGATATAAATATGTTAGCAGAAATTATTACAAATAAATGGAATGTTAATATTCACGATTATGTAGGAGCTATGTCATTTTTAGGTAACGATTTTATACCACATGGACTTACACTATGTATTAGAGAGGAGGGAATTGATAGACTTATGGAAATTCTTGAAATGAGTGAAAATAACCTTATTTATAAAGATGAAAATGGTTCTTGGAAATATAATTTAAATACTCTTAAATATATAATTGAAGCTGTTACAAAAGTAGAAGAAAAATGGCTTCTGAAGGGGTTAGTTAAAAAACTTAAAATGAGTTCTCATGGATATACCCGTCCAGGAGAAACACAAACAGATATAGAAAAAGCTCTTAATGCTATGAATACATTACCATTAACATGGAAAGTCGAGCGTAGTTTAGTTTCTAGAAATGATAATGAATGGTTTCTTAAAGATGATTGGGAAACAATATATTATAAGGATTTTTTATGGGATGCATCCCCTGAAATTTCTGTTAAGGAATGGTTAAAAGGAATACAGTGGGTTTTAAATTATTATACTGGTTCTGAACCGGTTGATTTCTTATGGTACTATCCATGGTATTTACCACCACTTTTTAAAGATATTGTAATAACAAATGAGAGTTTTTTAACTAATACGAAGAATTTATCAAATCCTATTGAACCAATAACACAACTAATCATGGTTTTACCTATTGAATCATATGCTTTGTTACCAACTAATATGCGAAGGTTGCCTTTTTTAAAGCCTGAATTTTATCCAAATACCTGGACATTCTTTAGTGCTGGAAAACGCCAATTATGGGAATGTGAACCCATGATTCCAATGTTACCATATCATGTAGTAGCACGCTTTCTGAACAAACTAAAATAATATATTTGTAATGTCAAGTATCAAAGTTAATTGGTCCCAAAGGCAATTAACTTTTATACTAGACGGTATATAAAATTGATTCAATAACATATTCTAGACAAAAATAATAATATGAGCTTAATTATTGAGTATTATGGTGCTACATGGTGTAAAATATGTGTCGAAATCAAACCGGCTGTTGAAAAACTAAGTTGTGATTTTGGTATTTGTTTTATTGATTATGATATTGATGAACTAGAAGGCGATGAACGAGTAGCTAATATCAAAAAAGTTCCTACAGTTCGTATTTATAATGATAATATATTAATTGAGGAAATTACAACTAAACACATCGATTCTATTAAAAATACTATTTTAAGACTTAAAAAGATAGTTATATCAGATGATTTCTAAAGATACAAAACTTTATTATTTCATTAATTTTATATTAACTATATTTTCTGCTATATTACAAAATTTTGAAACAACTATTAAAACCCTACACACTGGTTTTTTTTCAAAATATTTACTGAATGAAGAATTAACAAATTTGGAAACAAATCTAATTGAAAATAGCATACAAACAGAACAGAAACTATTATACAATACATTTCTTCCAAATTTTTCTAATGATAAAACATATGAATTTATTAATAATTCATCGGAAGAAATACAGGATTATAGTGGTTGCGACTTGAGTGGTTGCGACTTGAGTGGTTGCGACTTGAGTGGTTGCGACTTGAGTGGTTGTGACTTGAGTGGTTGCGACTTGAGTGGTTGTGACTTGAGTGGTTGCGATTTGAGTGGTTGTGACTTGAGTGGTTGTGATATTAGTGAAGGATGTAGTCTAAGATATATTTGTAATGATCTTACAAATTGCGACGAAATATATAGTATTGAAAAACATTGTTCTGCTCACAAGATGTGGTATTCACAAAATATTATTATTCATAATAATTATATATTTGATCTTGACTAAATCTGCGTTTCGAATATAAACAAAAGACATGTATATATTCTAATGGGTAATATTCCGAGCAACCATATACGAATTTGGGATGAATTATCAAAAATAGAAAATGATTCGAAAAAACTTAAAATGCTAGAAACACTCCTTGCTGGACAAGAATATGTTATTAGTTTCAAAAAAACAAATCTATACTCAGATTTATTAACATGGCTGACAGCAGTTAGAAGAGGTAGTTGGGCTGAATGGCCTAAATATACACCTCCGGCTACAAGAGTATCTATACCAACACCTATAAAAGAAGATGTTTCTAATTCTATTATTAATACACCAAATAGAAAACCTATAGATTATTTGAATGAATGTTATGATCTGCTTGATATTTCGGATAATGAACCCTTAAATCTGGATATGCTCAAGAAAGCTTATAAAAAACGTGCTTTGGCATTACATCCAGATAAGGGTGGTGATCCTGTAGTATTTGATGCAGTAACTAAAGCTTATCTTTACTTACAGGATGTATATAATAAACTAATACCGAAAGCTGGACGCGATCATGCCGATTCTACACCTGTAACTATGGAGACAGCTAAAGCTCGACGTAATGACAGTTCTATAGCCGTATATGATACACAAAATGAAGATATAGCAATGGTTATTCATGACCCAACAGCTGTAAATATTAAAAATAAACCAACAAAAACACCTACTTCTCCTAATTCAACTACTGAATCTAGACCTATTTCTATTAATCCTAAACAGCTTGATATGAATATATTCAATCAGCTTTTTGAACAAAATAAACTAGCTGACCCTGAAAAAGATGATGGATATGGCGAATGGTTGGCGTCACAAGATAATTCTATTAAAAATACGAAAGGATTCAAAGGAAAATTTAGCATCGATGTTTTTAATAAAACATTTGATAATGAAGCTAAAGATATAGCTAAAACTATGGTACATACAGCTGTTACAAAATATAACAGCCCTGATGCTATTATACTGACACCTAATGCAGTTGTTTTAGGAGGAGAAAAACCATCTGAATATACTGCTCCTGCTGGTTCTGGTCTACATTATACTGATTTAAAAGCTGCATATTCTACACGCACTACTTTCAGTCACGAAGTAAAAGACGTAAAATTTGGAACAAAATCATTTTCACAAGCGAAAGCCGAAAGAGAAAATGATCCCGGTCCAGCTTCTCAAGAGGAAATTAAACATATCGAAGAGATAAAACAACGCGCAGAAGCAGCTGAAAGGCTGCGAAAAATGCGTCTGGCAGCACATGATACAGATGCTTCCATGTATCATGAACGTATTAAATCAAGACTTCTTATTACAGAGAAACCCTTACATTAATTCCAAATATTTAAACTATTTAATTCATAGTATTATGTATTAATTAGTTTATTGGGTTGACTATATTGCTAAAAATATATTAGGTCATTAGGATGTCTTTTGTTAACTCATTAGCGTTATTAAGTATAGCCATTACTTCAATTGCAGCTATTAATTATATTAACAATAATAATGATAACATAAACTCACTTGATAATATTATAAAGCAAATGCTTAATTTTTTTTCTAATAATTCTAAAAATACCAATAAACCTATTTTATGGTTTGTTGTTGATGACTACGGTACTAACAATAGAAGATGGGTTGATTTTGGAGCAAGAAGTAGTCGTGACCTTAATTTAGGATTTTTAACTATTACAAAAGCACGATGTTTTTATACACAAGGAGAAGATTTTGATATAAGAATATGTTTAGGTAGAGAATCTGTAGCCAAAATCATTTATGAAAATCGAGGAATAGTACCTGAATATCATTTAAGTACACCACCTGAACTATGGAGAGCTTGGGCTAGATCAGCATTGCTTTCTTTAGTAGGCGGTCTTTACTTTGACGGATTGTCTCTATGTCTAGGACCATCATTCAAAACAGATATTTTAGATAAATCCGATGCTGTATTTGGTACAGCATCTAATGAACTTAGAACACATACATTTGATGGTACATGTGGTCCATATACAGGTTGGGCTTCCGGTCCTAAACACACCCCATGGACCTATTTAAATAAAGAGATAGTTGATCTTATTAATGCCGGACCTACTAGTTGGACATCTGCTATTGCAAGAAATCAAATATCTATTTGGTATGACACATATTTAAGAAATTCTATGCCTACAATTCATCATGTTGAATGGTCACGAAGGTCTGATGGAAAAGCAATTGAAATAGATGATCTATTTGCTAGAACATTGACTGAAGATTGGTATCCCCCGCATAATGCAATATATGTACCTTTGGATTATGAAACAATTAATCGTTCTGTTACATATAAATGGTTTTTAAGTCTATCTACTGAAGAGATTATTAATCCTAAATCTAACTTTTTATGGGCTAGTCTAAGCCAAAATATTCGCAACAACAAATAATGAGCGGTGGTTCAACAAGAATATCTCTTGGACTTTTCTCCATTTTTTTTGGTATGGGGCTATTTATCCTCTTGCGTGGAGAGGCTAATGATACATATTCTGGCATTCTTGTTTGTGCTATAGCATTGATGCAATTATTCGATTATGGTATATGGCGTAACATGGAGTGTTATCCTGGTGGTCCAAACGATAGAGCTACAAGAGGATTATATATACTATTATGGTCTATGCCTGCTATTCTATCTTTTGCAGCTGCATATTTCGGAACAAATCTATATGCTGACCCGGTATCTAGAACATTTTTAATAGGCTTTGGTGCTGTATTCGCATTATTAGCACTTGTACTTATCACATTAGTATATGAAAATAAAGATACATGGTGTTCTGTGCCTGGTAACTTATGGCAACCCAACTACGGATTTCTACATGATAATAAAGTATACATAAAACCCAATTTATTTTTAGTTATAGGAATTTTACTACCAATCTTATTAGTAGATCCTTGGTTACTTGGAGGTGGTATTGGAATTATTTCCCTTATTTCTTACGGGTTAAGCAGAAAATTTGATCCTTATTTTAAAGGTGAATGGTTATCGGTAAATACTCTTTTACTAAATAGCGTAGCTATATGGGCATTATTGGTACCAGCTATACGCCGTGACTTTTTAGGAGTTAATGGCTCTTATTAGATAATAAAATAATCTTACCGTCTAGTATAAAAATTAATTGCTCCAAAAAGCGATTAACTTTTTGTACAGACGTAGTTACTAAAGTATTAGAAACTTAATTACACCCCTTTAAAAGTGTGTAATTAACTTCGATACTTGATGTTAGTTTATAAAAGAATATAAATAATTATCGTCTTTTATAATTAATTTCAGTGATTTTAGTGGTATAAATTAGGATCATAATTAAATTTTGTACATTTTTCATGAAATGAAGCTTGACCACAATGCGATGTAACAACATTTCCCTCTTCTACAGCCAACATAGGATATACTATAGCTTTTCTTCCTTCTTTTGTCAGTGTCCAATCAGGTGAAAAATAAGGAATATTTGGATTTATTTTTGTCATAACCGCATATTCTACTGAATATTTTCTGAGAAATTTATCAGCAGTGACCCTGTTAAACATATACATTTGTGAACCCCAAAGATTATCTGTGTAATCTAAAAAAAGTAACTGTGTATCAAGTAATTTAAAATCTGAATGAACTTTTATTTCAGCTGCACTATAGGGTAGTAGATATCCGATCAACAGAATTTCAAGATCATATTTTATATAACCTTCAATAAGAGTTGGAATATAGGACTTGAAATTTTTGCGAATGTATATGTCATCTTCACAAAAAACCCCATATTCAGCATCTGATTCAAGAAATGTTTTTAACATATCCATATGATTCAACATTATAGCCCATGTGCGACGATGGTTATTAGGAGCAGGAAATACTCTACTATCTGATAATTCTACTGGATCTACAAATTCTAAATTTAATCCTTCTTTTTCAAAACGCTCAATCATTCTGGCTTTACGTTCAGGATTTCTAAAAGAAAATGTGTAAAAATTTACGGACATCTCTATATATCTAATATTAACTGGCATTAAGTATTAATATTTAAGGATTATTTAACTTGTTTGTTCATTATGAAATCAATCGAAAATGATGTTAATAATATTCTCACTTATATTGATGATGCAAAAAGAAAAGGACGTAATGAATGCGTCTTCAGTTTAGATAATTTATCAGGAGAAGTTTACAAAGTGTTAATACTGTTAAAAGAAAAATTACCTGAATATTCTATTTGGTATGTTGAACCTGTATCAACACAAATACCATTGTCATTTACAGAAGAGAGTGGTATTCATATTCATTGGTTGTAATCGGGGTATAAAGACCGTGTGCGTTTAATTTTCAGGGAATGCACCTAGATGCAGTATTAGGACAAGAGCATATAATAGAATACTTAAAAGACCATTTAAAACAACCATTTCATCTTATGTTTTTAGGACCTCCAGGTACAGGAAAAACATTCATATCACGATTATTTTTAAAAGATTACTTAGATAGTGTTGGTGTTTTACCAAAGGATAGAGATATTTACATACTACCATTAAAGTCGACTGATGATCGTGGTATAGCTATGATACGTAATCGTTTAGCAGAATTTGTTAAAAGAGTACGCCCCAATAAGGAAGCAAAGGCATGGGTATGGCTTGATGATGCTGATTCATTGCCCATTGTTTCACAACAAGCTCTACGTCGTATTTTAGAAAACTATGAAGGACATGCAAGATTCTTATTCTGTGCAAACGGACCTGAACCATTTATTGAACCATTACAGAGTAGATGTACTATTTTGCAATTCTTACCAGTAAATCTTATAAAACACGGTGACGAAATTTTAAGAAGACAAAATCCTAAACTTAAACTGAGTGAAGAAGCAATGATATGGTTAGTATCTATGTCTTTAGGAAATGCACGGATTTATCAACATTATTTACAAACATTGTGTGTATCAGTTGGTACTGATAATATTATTGAAGCATCTGAAGCACAGAGTATTGTAAATGCACCTCCAATAGAACTCTTACGAGATCTGGGTTATGCAACTTTAGCAAATAATAGAGTAAGATTAATAAAATATTTTTTGAAGTTATGGTCTGCAGGTTATAGTTTTGAAGATATTATTGCATTTTTAGAAACAATTTGTCGCACATATTCATTTTATCTACCTGAAGAAGCACAAAAAATATACAGTATATGCGGGGAAGGACATGTAGCTATGATTTTGAATCGTGTATCATTTCTTGATGCAATTACTGTATTAAGTGGAGGTTCTGTTACAAATATATAAATTCTATTTATAATTTTATATTTTAAATTAATAAAATATAAAATTATATTATTCAAATAATTCATATATATTTACAGAACGACGACTTTTGTTTCTATTTTTTATGTGATTATAATCTATTCCCATCTCCTTTGCTAATTTATATAGATTCTTTGCCGTAGAACGATCCTTTTTAGGTTTTTTTTCTTTAGCTATAATCTCTTTAGCGGCAATTATACGATCTTTTATCATTTGCTGAGTTTTATTTAAGGCATCTGATTTTAACTTTATATTATTACACTTGGACTTCGTATCACAACGCATTTTATACGATTTTTATTATTTTAATATCATATATTAATAATTTCAATTTTTTATTAAAATAATGAACATATTATAACCATAATTAATCATGTATTTTTAAATATTATAAAATTTAAGAGTAGCCATATCAATTGTTACTAACATAGGATTCATGTCATACTGTGAAACTACTGTTTTAATAAAACCACCATCAACAATATCCATGCCAAGTGTATATTCAATTGAATTAGTCTTAAAATAAAAAGGGTTTGTATAAGCCTCTATTTTACGGCTACCCTTATTTATACGAACGACCATATGATAATACTTACGAGGCTGTACATATTGTACAACATGTACTATACAGTACAAAGAACCATAATAATGAGCTAAATTCGTTGAACCGCGTACATGCTCAAAAAATTTAGGGGTATCCTGTGTTTCGCTAATAGAAAAGTTTTCACCCTCTGCCTTTCCAATGCGATAAGGATACCAAGAATATATATATTCATTATTACCCAAAGGTATCCAGTTCTTTTCACAATCATTTTCCTTGAATGGAGGACGTAGAGAAGTACCACCTGTTAGTTTATTATTATTAATATGATAAGTTCCTACTATTTGACGTATTTTAGCATTATAACTAAACTCCATTGATGTACCTATCCACTTAATTTCATTACCATCCTGATAAATACGCAGATCTTCCAAACCCTTAATATGTACATCATGTTTTGAAGGAAATGCAGGAAACATCTCTTCAAGAGGACCTGTTGCTACAAAATTAGAATCAAGTTGAAGCATAAAGTTACGTGTCATTACAGGATTGTTACGACTGAGTTCTCCATTCAACATCATTAAATAAGAACCATCACGCTGAATCCTATAATTAACATAGCGAATATTGAACAAATATCCATTTGATTGCTTAACCATAGATGTAGATGTTGCAACATAATCGCCTATTTGTTTAAAAGGTAATAACTTCATGTCTACTGTTTTTATAGGATTAACATAATGTTGAAGATTTGAATAACAATGTCCACCATGTCCATTGTAATATTCAATAAGATGACGTAATGCTTCATCATTTGTATAGTGATGAACATAATAATCTAATATAGTCCTTTCATAAGCAAAAAGATGACTATATACGTCTAACTCCAAAAATAAGAGATCATTCGGTTTCTTAATTGATGAACCCAATTTCATATAATGCCATGCCTTATGGTGTTGTGAGAGATCACGAAAAATACGTGTCAAAAAATACAGATTCTCAGAGCGATTTTTATTGAAATCATATGCTTTCATGCCCCAATACTCCATTTCAGTGTAATTTCCAAGCTCATAATATAATTTACTTATTACATACATGCTATACCAAACTTCTTCATACCAACCACCTGCATTTATACGTCTCTTATACATCTCTATTGACTCAGGTAGTTTCTTCAAATCCTTAAGAGTCTGTGCAAGATAGAACATATAACGCTCATTATTAGGCTCTTCTTCCAATCCTTGTCTTAAAAGACGTTCATCGCGAATAAATTTATCATCCTTACATCCACCATCACCTATATCCTCTATATATACTGTATTTAATGGTTCACAATCAGAACCATCCCAATATTCATGTGTTACTCCTACACAACGCCATGGGTAACCCAGTTTTACAAATCGCGTATTATAATACTCAAGATGACTATTACGCTGAATAATACGATATCCATTAGCAGTTAGATCAGTCTTCTGAAACTTATCAGTCATCACAAAGTTCATATCGCCGTCTAATAAAAGACCGTATGTGAACTCAGGATTCCACTCAAGCTCTTTACAAAAGTCAGCACTTGCCTGAAAAGATAAAGTACGATTAAAACCAAAATTTTTCCAAGTGTGATTTACAACCTTTGTAGGAATAGAAAGAGTGGGTAGATATTCTTTAAGAATATCTAAAGTACTATCCGTTGATCCAGTATCAGAAATACAAATAGCATCGGCAATAGTTATAGCTCTATCAATACAACGCTTTATAATACGTTCCTCATTCTTAATCATGATTGTTGCTATAATCTTCTTTGGAAGTGGAAAATTGAATATACGATCATTATGGTCTGCACTATACCACTGAAATAATTCTGTATCACTATCCTTTTCTATCATTGCCCATATATTCACCTCCCATGTCAATGTATTATTTGTCTCCTGTATAGATTTTAATTTTGCAGAAGAAAGTTTCTGAAATTTCAACATATTCTCCTTTGTACCAAAAAATAATCCTCCGCAAAAACGCCAATGAACATTATCAAAAGAGACAACCGATTTTTGCGTACAGCCAGGCATGAGAATCTTATCACCAGGAATAATAATATTTGTAATCTTTGCCCAAGCTACATCTAGTTTTTTAATTATTTTTACAATACCAAAATCAATCCACGCAATATTAGGAGTTGTTACATAAGGAATAGCCATCTTAATAAAATCTAACTTACTATTCATCAAAGTAATATACTTATACGTGTCCTTCTTCTCATTACGATATGCTGGTAATTTACAATCAGGAGCAAAACGACAAGCTACAGGCAGATCTTCAAAATCTATATCCTTAATAACCTTTATATTAGGATAAGCTTTGAATTTATGTGCAATTGACGTATATAGAGGGTCAAGAAAAAGTACAATTTTTACACCCTTTTCCGCAATTTTTATAAAGTGTTCTATATAAGTCTCATTATCTGAGTCTTCATATACTTTATAATATGCTGAAACAAACGTCAAATTATCTACCATTCTGATAATTTATTTTATATACAACTACTTTATACCCTTTTATTATATCCAGACGGTACATATTAAAAATACATACTGTTAACGCCATTTTTTCATAAATATTGACTTAAACAATGAATTATATAATTATCATTAAGAAAAAGAAATATATGTCATTATACGAAAAATTATCTGTTGATAAAAATTCTTCAAATGAAGAAATTAAAAAGGCGTATCATAAGTTAAGCAAAGTTCTACATCCAGATAAAGGTGGTGACCCAGAAAAGTTTAAAGATATTCAACATGCTTATGAGATTTTGAGTGACCCTGAAAAACGTCAAATGTATGATACAACCGGTTCTGAAAATCCTCAACATGTAAATCATCCTTTTGGTGGTGGCGGTCCTTTTGGTGGTGGCGGTCCTTTTGGTATGCCATTTGGATTTGGTGGAGATATAGGTTCAATGTTTGGTAGTATGTTTGGTGGCATGCCAAATAATAAACAACGCAAGGCTCCCCGTGGTCCTGATAAATCCCAAGATATTCCTGTATCATTAAATGATTTCTATTCAGGAAAAGAATTTCAGATTAACTTTCATCAACAAAGAATTTGTAGTTCTTGTTCAGCAACTGGAGCTACAAAATCAGAGACCTGCTCAGGTTGTAAAGGTCAAGGTGTGAAAATTACTTTACGCCAAATTGGTCCTGGAATGATACAGCAATCTGTTGGTCCATGTACAGATTGTAATGGAGAAGGAAAACGCATATTACAAACATGTAATGATTGTGCTGGTAAAAAATACAAAACACAAGAAAAAATATTAAAGGCTAAAATTGAACCAGGTATGGTACATGGCGAAAAACTACGTTTTGAAGGAGAATGTTCCGATGCACCTGAATATGAAAAAGCTGGTGATGTTGTTATTACATTAGTTCGTACTAATTCTCAAGAAGATGAAGATTTTGACTGGCAGGGAAATGATCTACATATATCACATTCTGTTGATATGTCTGATGCATTCTTAGGATTTAATGCTTTAATAAAAGGTCATCCTAGTGGAAAACTTATTACATTAAGCTGGGCAGGTGGTCCACTTATGCATGATACAGTTCTTATTGCAAAAGGATTAGGTATGCCTGTACGTAATAAAAAGGGCGAATATGGAGATCTATTTGTACATATAGATATATCAATTAGCACAGCAGAAAAACGTGAAGGCTGGACACCTAGTCAACGAGCTACTCTTCGTACACTATTCCCCGACTGGGTACAACCTGAAAGTAGTGGTATTCCATTAAGCTTTCAAATATAAGTATATTTATCTATTATTTTTTGTATTTTACAAAATTTAACAGTTAAAATCATATATATCTTATAGGATGGCTTCCCCTTCTTTATTATGGGGTTTAGGTTTAGGTGTACTTGATGGAGCATTATATACATTAATACGTGATTCTTTTAAAATATGGACAAAATATCAAAAACCAAATGGACCTGTTAATTCTATGACAAAATTATGGCAGAATCTAATTATAGCGTGTGTTTTAGGTGGATTTATATTTCCATATATGTATTTTTGGGCTGCGTATAGTGTAGGATCAATAGCAGAAATTCATATATATCGATGTATAATATCCCTTTTATTATCACTTTTTATTGGAACGATGATTTATAAAGATACTATTAATGGATTTAGATCATTAGGATTAGCCTTTACCATAATAGGTATGTGTCTTATTTTAATTTCAACAGCTTATGGTTCCGAATCAAACTTATCTTTGACTCCTTAGCTTTTTCAGAGAATGGCTTTTTTTATCATTTGTTTTTCTTGTATTTACAACTCTAGCTATATACATTTTTTTATCTATAATTGGATTTCTTGTAAAGGGATTTATTTTAGGTTCCTTTATAGTATCAAAGGTTGATTTCTTATAATATCTTTTATATTTTGATTCATTTTCATAATCTACAAGAATATTACCGGATATAATGTCATCAGATGATAATATATTTTTAGAATAAGGCTCAATTTCCATTATATCATTTTCTTGAGGATAATAATAAATCTTACATTCTTGTTGAAATATAGGTTCGTATTCAAAATAATTATATCTACAATCTAAAAATATCAATGATTCAGGAAAAACAGGTAATTGTTTCAATTTATTTCTTTCACAACTAAGTATCTCTAATGTATTTGGCAATTCTGGTAATTTTATTAGTAAATTATTATCAATATATAATTCTAGTAATCCCAAAGGTAATTCCGACAATGATGTTAATTTATTATGTGATAAATATAAAATTTTAACATGTTCTGGTATTACAGGTATATATTCTAAATTTAAAAATGATAAGTCTAAAACTGGTTCTAAATCTTTTATTACAGCCTTTATTCTTTGTTCTACAAGATCCATATGATCTGTTACTATAATATTTATATAATTTATTTATAGTTTATTTATAGTTTAGTTACGAAAATATATATGATTTAATCCTTTACTTTTAAAGTATGGGATTAAATTAATAATATAATTCTTTAGCGACGCATAAATCTACGTTTTCCTCCTACTTTAGGGCTGGGAGGTGCTGGTGCCAAAGGTGCCGGAGTTGTTCCACCAGGTATAGGAATAGGTCCACGGAAATTAGGAACAACCGTGTTCTCAGTATACCACTGAGGATTCAAACGGGCATCTAACTCCTCCGTTTGCGTACGAACTAACATGGTTGGCTCATCTATTGGTGCAGAACCACCTTTATAATTGCGTTTATTATTACGTCTACTCTTCTTATTATTTCTAGTCTTTCTATTGCGACTAGAACTCTTCTTGTTATTACGTCTGCTGCCACCCATCATTACACCTGCAGCACGCTCAACTGCCGGAAGCTCCTCAAATTTGGCGTTTAAGGAAGAAATTTTAGCAAGATCTGTCATATCGTTCGGGAGCATATTACTAAATTCACTCTTGTAGTCCGCATAAGGGGTAAAAAAAGAACCCCCACGCATATTCTTTAATTTGCGATTGCTCTTGCTTTTACGTACAGACATCTTTTTATTTTTACGCATGTTTTTTCTTGAACCACCATGTAAAGATTTTGTCATCTCAGCAAATTGAGAACCTTGACCTAAAGATCCCTCACTAAACATTTTGACACTATTGCTCATTCTTACTAATAATAAAATATAAAATATTATAACGTCAAGTATAAAAGTTAAATGCCTTTGGGAGCATTTAACTTTTATACTTGACTGTAGATTAATTTAGCAAAAACACATATTATAATAAATAGTATATGTTTATGTTTATTATACAATGCCTTATTATTGAATTATTTGGTTACAATAGCAGTAGAACCTCCCCCCATAGAAATATTCTTCTTTTTGATTGCTCCAGAAACAATGTATATAGAATTTTCTGTAACAATAATAAATTCGCTTTTTGTACCAAAAACCTTCTGAATGGGACTTGTATACTCTTCGGCTGACTTTACTAAACTCTTCTCCTTTGTATTTACATCCTCACCTAAAAAAGCTTTACCATCGCGTGTATCATAAAAATAATCTAATAGAATAGGCTTATCCTGTTCAAGAGCTATACGTGCTGCATGTAATAGTGTTTTCTCAGTGGGATAATCGTTATTAGTAGTTGCCGGGGTTGCCATAACTTTTTGCTAGTTGTATTCGGGAATATCTTCAATGATTTTTTCCGCAGATATAGATACTATATTTCTAGGACTTGGATGAGGAACCCACAAATGCTTATTTTTAGTAGATGTGGGAGAAGTCTCCACCTTTGGTGGGACAACAGAAATACGGATTATCTCCGTTGCGTGCTTTTTGAAAATTTCATTCATAAAATGATATGCCTCATTAATCTGTTCAATACTTCTTGCACCAGTAATAATTATACGCCCTGTTTGAAATGGACTAATTGTTATTCTCTTACAATCACCAATTGCTTCTCCACTACCAGTACCTTCGCATGGTTGAGGGCATAAACAGATTCCTGGTGGACCTACTGTTCGTGCCTTATTAAAGTAGAATTTTGTATTTACACCTTGATATATAGTTGATTCAAATGTACTAAATAAACCATATGTTTCCACCAAAATCTTATGTAATTTCTCACGACGAATAGGAACTCCAATACTATAATCACTATTAACCAACTGCGTTTCATAACGGTGAATATTTCTAACACCAGGAAAGGTTGTTGGGTACTTAGTTTCAATCTCATTAGCTAACCATTCAATAGCTGCATGACCTGTGCGATCATCAGGAATACCTGTCATTTGAACACCACCGTTACTGAAAAGCTTTATATTAACTTCCTTCCACAACTTTTCATAAATTCTTAAACGAATAACAAGGGATGCCTGATTGAAGAACATCTTTTTAATACGTTTTCTTCTTAACATAATATCATTACGGCAAATCCCTTTTGTTTCCCCCTTAAATTCCATCTTCAAGATCCCTTCGCCTAGATACCAATATGGTATAGTTTTAACATTATTGAAAAGATTATCAATAATAATTTTTGTTCCCATTTGACATGTTGTGGTCATTGTACTTATACGTAAGGGTGAAATAATCATAGTTTCTGCCATTTTGTTGTATTTTCTTAAGCTCCCATGCTGATGTCAATCTTTAATGATTTTTGCTATAGAATTGTCCCAAGCTTGAGCTAAAATATTAACAGCTTGTTCAGGTATAATATCACGTACTTTGAAAACTGCATCAATAAATGGCTTTATATCTTCTTCATTTGAAAAATAATTATTCATTTCAAGCCATACCATTATATTTCTACAAAGAATTGCTATAGGAAATTTAGTCATACCATCCTGCCAAATCATAATAGAACCCAACGCTTTACGCTTTTTAAGTCTTATAATCCAATCTTCTACTTCATTTATATTGTCACCTGTCTGAATTTTACAGTATATTTGACGTAAATCTCCTCGTAAAATTTGCAGAGATAAATCAGTTGGGCTATTTAGTTTTGTATTTTTACGCATTTCCTTCTTTAAAATAGATTGAATCGATTTACGAATAATATTCGATGATAAATGACCACAAAAAAAAGCTACAGCACGACTTCGTATAGATGTATGAACACGGCATAGAGTATTACATAAAAATATGTACAATGGTTTAGGCACAACATCTTCATCAGCATCCAATAGTGCTCTTAAAGACAGCTGTGCTTGATCTGTCATTGTTTCAACTTCATCAAAAATTACAAATTTACGTTCAATACCTGGCCAACGTGTTCTTACAAAATCAAAAATTCTTTCTCTAACTACTTCAATAGAGCGTTCATCACTTGCATTTAAATAGAGTGATGATAAAATAGGTGAAATATTAGGATATGTGTCCAAAGCCAATGCGTGTGCTATACTTGTTTTTCCAGTACCTGGAGGACCGTATAAAATTAATGGTGGTAAACCTCTACACTTATTTTTAGATGCAGTTTCTAATATATTTTTAAGTTTGTCATGACCGTGAATATCATTTATATGTACCGGTCTGTATTTTTCTGACCAAAGAGAAGCCATTTATCTATTTTTTTGGCTGATACGTTTAAATCCTTCTCAAATATATATGTTTCTATAAGTATCATATATTATGAAATATATGATTATCAGATATTTTTAAACTCTATTTACAATTAAAAATAATATATTTATTAATTTATTTGTTAACCATTACTATCAATCCACTTATCACTAATACGCCCATTCCAATCCAACCCATTCTGACCAAGATGAATACAGAACCCATTTAACACCTTTTCATTTCTAAATAGGTTTTGAAAAAGAACATCACATTCGCCTGCTGTTTTTGAAAAATCTGAATACATTTTATTCTTATTATAATACATCTGAAAAAATCCACAACCGTGATGAATTTCGGAAAATTTATCGTTACATAGATCTTCATTTGAATTATAAATTTTTCGTTTCAAAAGATATATCGAATTTTCTGTAAATTGTGCCATCTGCTGTACTGATTCAGACCAAAAATTAGAAGGGATAATTGTATCGGCGTCTATAATTATAATCCAATCTTCACGATGGAAGGGGGTAATTTTAACTTGTGCAAATTTTATCAAACCTGATTTATTAAATGTAGCACCATTTTTATGTACATCTGAACATAATAATATTTCAACATTTCTATAACCTTTACATAAGTCAATAGTATCCTTATCAGATGGGTCAGTAACAATATACATTTTTTTTATCATTACAGAATTGATTTCAAGTGCTATTCGCAATTTATCGGCAAAATTTACACAAACAGTTATTGAAACAGTATTATCTTTTTTGGGTTTTTTTAAAGGTCTATCTAAATTTAATTGTGATTTTTTTACCCATGAAGACATTTCTTAAACTTAAGTCATATCTCTTTAAGTTATGTTAAGTATATATATACCTAAAGAAAATTACACGCATATAATATTATATAAGATATGAATACTGAAGAACCAAAAAGGCGTAAGCGTACAAAGAAGGTCCTTGAACCAGTTACTGAAGAGGTTGTTGAAATCCCTGTTAAAAAAACAAGGGGTAAAGCCAAGAAACCTCCAGTTGTAGCTGTAGTTACTCCAGACGGTATTGTTGGTTCTCTTATTACAGATATGAGACCACTTATAGCACATGTACCATTGCCTAATGCAAAATTATATAATGAAATTGATACAACTGTTGTACCAAAATATGATCCTACATTACCAATACCGTATGATAATAAAGATACAATGTCTTTTTTGAATGATGAAAATAACACATCTTCGCCTGATATTCTACCTGAAACTAAGAGTATCAATGATATTCGTCATTTTGAGGCACCTTATAAAAGTAGTCTTACTACTCATTATTCTGAAAGATTGATGGTACAATTTCAAGATTCTAATAGAATTCAAAAACTACCTGAACGTACTAATTGTTATTGTTTTTGGTGTTGTCATTCATTTGATTCTATACCATGTGTAATACCATCTGATATTAAGGAATCTGTATGGCAAGTATATGGTAACTTTTGTTCTCCTGAGTGTGCTGTAGCTTATCTCTTTTATCAACGTCTTGATAGCAATGTTCAATGGGAACGTTACGCTATGCTTAATTCATTGTATTCTGGAGATGCTGAAATTAAAGCTGGTTCTTCTACTGGTATTCGTAGTGCACCAAAACGCGAGATTTTACGTATTTTTGGAGGGTCAATGGATATACGCGAATTTCGTGCAATAGTACATGAGAAAAAACTTCGTATTGATGTTCTAACCCCTCCAATGGTATCAATTATTCAAACTATGGATACAAAACCTATTGATTTTTATGACCAATCGTTGCGAAATGTTTTTGTTCCAACAGAAGCTCGAAGACTAAATGCACCTGGTGCACAAGGACTACGACTACGTCGCTCTAAACCTATTGCAGGTAAAGAAAGTACTCTTGAATTTGTAATGAATATACAAAAAAATCCTGTTTAGTATAAAAATATGAAATGAACCTTTTAATACTTTTTTTATTACAAAAATAAGTATTAAATGCCACTAACACATTACGAACGAAATTTAATTATTGGGATGTTTCGATTAACTATGGCTATATCTACACAACGTGTAAATGATGCTTCACGTGAATTTGCTGATATTTTAAATACATATGAAGAACAAATTAATTTGCTTACAAGTAGAAATAACGATGATAGAATTTCTACTATAAGTAATTGCTGTAGCATGGATGATAATATTTATATAAATACTCATGAACAGAAAAGAAAAGATTCTGTTACAGAAGCTATAAATACATTTTCTCAACAAAGAACTCCTTCTGTTACAGAAGACACAGGGTTTAAATCATATGTTAATGACGTAAAACTAGTTATTTCTGAAGATAATACATCTTTACAAACAGATATTGTTACTAAATTACCATCAGTTAATGAAATAACACAGGTAGTTGAAGAGGAGAATGAGGTTGTTGAAGAGGAGGATGATGTTGTTGAAGAGGAGGATGATGTTGTTGAAGAGGAGGATGATGTTGTTAAAGACGAGGATGATGTTGTTGAAGAGGAGGATGATGTTGTTGAAGAGGAGGAGGTTGTTGAAGAGGAGGAGGTTGTTGAAGAAGAGGAGGTTGTTGAAGAGGAGGAGGTTGTTGAAGAAGAGGATGTTGAAGAAGAAGAGGAGGATGATGTTGTTGAAGAGGAGGAGGTTGTTGAAGAAGAGGATGATGTTGTTGAAGAGGAGGAGGAACTTGAACTAGTCCCTGTAAGAATCAAAAAAGTGACTTATTGGAAAGATGAGAAATCAGGTGATATTTATGAGTATTTGCCAGGCGACGAGTTCGGAAATAAGGTAGGTACATATATAGAAGGAAAACCAGTATTTAACTAATATATTAGAAGACATATAACAAATATAGATATAATACTTATATTAATGATTGTAATAAGTTATTTTTATAGGGTATAAAGATTATATTAACTAAATATATATATATGTTGTATTTATTAATAACTTATTCATCTGATTTATATTTATATTTAAACAGCAAAATACAACAAATCATTGATACTACTAAAACAATATATCGTATTTGTACTATTAAACCAAAATGGTATATTATGAATAATGGTCAATTTGCAAATGATTCAGATATTTTTATTATAGATAAAAATAATAGTTGGACATATAATGGTTCTATTATTAGTAAATCATCATCATGTAATATCAAACGACTTCCAGTATTGAGTTTAGAATTTGAATATGATAAAACATTGATTAATATGGACGAATTTGTAGAAACCACTAAGTATTGTTCTGATGAAGAGCCTCCTTTAGCTGTAGTTATGGCTGCATTTTGTATAAAAACAGAAAACTTACATCCTTGGTATCGTAGTAATTTTTCAGGTTTTAGTTCTTCTGGTAATATACTTAATTTTCAAGGTGATATAGTTTCTACGAATCCATTATTTAATAATTAAACGATATATATTTTTTTGTTTTAATATATAAAATATATAAACAAAAAGTATGAACTACCATCTAGTACAAAAGTTAATTACACCCCCTTTTGAAAGGGGTGTAATTAAGTTTCTGATACTTGACGTTAGACGGTATATATTTTCACATACGTTGATTTACATTTGGTCGATATATAATCTCTGCTATTTTGATTGATTCATCTAAAAGTATAAGATCTTTAATATCTCCTTGAGAGCCATCTTTATTCCAAATCTTAATAATATGAAAACCCTTTTTTGGACTAATACTTATACCCACAATTTTATTCTCAACCGGTCTTTTTGAAACCTTATCGAGTGTTGCTGCTGCGATATAAGACTGAAATAATTCGCATGATTGATTCTGTGGCACCTTAATACAATAAGCTCCTCCGCGAATATTCATGTGATTCTCCCAAAGAGGTGGGTGAGGATTACGCATAAAGAACCACATACCATTATTAATTTTTTCTGTTCCTATGGATGCAATAGCTGCCCATAGAGTATAATAATCGTTAAATGAAGAAATTTTCTTATATGATTCTTCTGTCCAACTCTGATCTTGAGTATCGTGATAGTACAATGACCAGGGTCCTGTAGGAAAATTCGCAGGAATATCTTCTTGAGGGTTGGTCATGCTTGTTTTGTACACGTCTATTAACTTAAAGTACTACTCAATTTTTATTTAAAAGTTTATTAGATGTGCACTAGTATAAATAGATCTTACCTTTATTGATATTATATAATATGTAAATATATATTATATTTAATGATATATATTTAATGATATATATTTAATGATATATTTAATGATTATATTTAATAATAAATCTCTAACGATTTATTGTTAAAAATACAAATTTTAACACACGGCTACTACTTGTTGCTATGCGACTGCTTAGAAGGTGCAGGTGCCAATGCTAACTTAATTTCACCCAATCCAGCTACAGAATATTCAATAATAATAGGGTAGTCATTCTTAAGATATATAGAAATATCAGAACATAGTGAGGTACATTTTGTGAAAAGAACAAGGTGCTTCAATAGAAAATTACCCTGAACTATCTCAGTATGTGATTTTGATACAGTCATACCCTGACCTACAGAAAATACTGTTTCCTGTTCAGCAAAATCTCCTCTACACTTGAGAATGAGCTGATTAGATGCACTAGTTATCTCTACAGTCTCTCCAAGAGTTGCCATATCACGAATAATTTTTTGAAAATCTAATGATGGCATAGTTATAATAGCAGAAAACTGTACTGGAGGAATTTCTATAGGATTAATGTCAAGTTCAATTAAATTTAGATTGAATGTTGTTTCCATCTGTTTTTCTCCATTTAGAATAACAATACCCATCTTTGTTGTATCACGTTTCTCCATAAATATTACAAGTGAATCATTATTAGACATTGTTTTAACAAGCTTGAATAAGTTTATCATATTTATACCGAGAATGTACTTTTGTGAACATTTATATTCATCAAATCTATCAGCATGAAGACGCAGATGAACTAAAACTGTATGTGTGCCATCCATTGCCATAATTTTCAAACCATTCTGATCTATTTCAATGTTAGCCTCTGTTAAAATTTCTTTTAGAGCTTCGGCTAGAGTACGAATAGGAGCAGCTTTAACTGTTCTGATCCGGAAGAGGTAGTCACCGTTCGGGTCCATTTAATCTAATTCATTTTCTTGATGCGCGTTTAAGCACTAATTCAAAATAAACGCAATCGTTTTAAAATTTCCGGAGGATGGCTTTTACTAGAAAAACGCAATTCTAAATTCAGTCTTATAATAAGATTGAAATTAGCAATATGTACTTATTAAATATAATAAATATAATTAATAATATATTAATTCTTTTATTTGTATATTAACGACGGTTATTTTTATTACGATTAGCATTAACAGGCTTGGCTACTGAATTTTTTCTTGTACCGAAAAATCCATATAGTCCAGCAAGAACTAATGGTACTACTGTAGATTGAACATTACTTACAAAACTTCCCATGATAGATGGAGAAAAACCCCCAGTTCTTCTTTTAGAATTGCGCTTACCTCCCTTCAATGTAGATGCCATAGGAGGACGAACCCATCCTGAAGAAGGCAGACTAGAAATAGCAGCATTTGTAGAGGATGGCTGACGGGCAGCAGGATTAAAAAATTCAGCAGGAGATAAATAACCCGCACCACTTTTATTATTTTTGCGATTGTTGTTACGTCTGGTAGGCATTCTCTTTCTACTTATATATACTACTAAAAATTGAGAAGTCTTACTCCACCATTTGAAATAATAAAAAATGTCAAACGTTGCTGCGTATAAGAAACATACTCATCGCGAACACATACTTGAACTTCCAGATACCTATATTGGTTCTATTGATACGCATGCAGAAGAGCGATGGGTTTGGAATGAAGGTACTAAGCGTATGGAATGGATTTCTACCGAGTTTTGCCCGGGATTCTATAAACTATTTGATGAAGTATTGGTTAATGCTCTAGACCACCGTGTTCGTCTCCATTCCTCTACAGCCAGCGATGTACAACCAGTTAAAAATATTTGGGTTAACATTGACAAAAATCGTATAACTGTACGCAATGATGGAGACGGTATTCCTGTAGGGACTCATCCTGAATATGGAATGCATGTACCAGAAATGATCTTTGGTCACCTTCTTACATCATCCAACTATGATAAAAATGAAGCAAAGATAGTAGGTGGTAAAAATGGCTATGGTGCTAAGTTAGCAAATATCTTCAGTAAGGAATTTGTAGTAGAGACTATGGATCACCGTGCCGGTAAAAAATATAAACAGGTGTGGAAAGATAACATGACTAACTGTGATAAGCCACTTATTGGAAAAGCAACAGGTAAACCTTTCACAGAAATTAGTTATATTCCTGATTTGGCACGCTTTCATTGGTCAAATGGTATTCCTACTGAGATTCCAGCTGATATGTGTAGAGTTATGTCTTCACGTGTAATGGACGCAGCAGCATGTGCTGGGAAAGAGTGTAAGGTTCATCTAAATGGTGAACTTCTTACAGTCAATACCTTTCAAAAATATGTTAGCTTGTATCTAAATGACGATGGAGGAAGCTCAGTAGATTCTGACGGAGATAAAAAGAAACTTATTGCTTATGAGAAATCTGGTGACCGTTGGGAGGTTGCTGCTATCTTAACAAAATCCTTGCATGGTGATTCTGTACCCGATGAACGCCACATTTCATTTGTAAATGGAATTTATACAAGACGTGGCGGAAAACATGTAGAATATATTGTAAAAACTGTTCTAGCTGACTTTTGTGAGCTAGCTAAGAAAAAGGCAAAACTGGATGTTACATCTGGTATGCTTAAGGATTCAGTTGTATTCTTTATCAACTCTACAATTACAAATCCCTCCTTTGATACACAGACTAAAGAAACACTAACAACTCCTCTATCAAAGTGGGGTTCAAAGCCTGAAATAAGCTCTAAGTTTTGCGATCAACTTATAAAAATTGGTCTTTTGGATGAAGCACAGGCAGCATTAGATGCAAAAAATGCTCGTGATACAAAGAAGACAGATGGTAAGAAGAGATCAACTGTACGTGGTATTCCTAAGTTAGAGGATGCAACATGGGCTGGAACAGCAAAGTCAGATGAGTGTACACTCATTCTGACTGAGGGAGATTCAGCAGCAACTACAGCTATATCTGGACTCAAAGTTGTAGGACGTGAAAAATATGGTGTATTCCCTTTAAGAGGTAAATTACTAAATGTAAAAGATGCTTCAGCCGCAAAAAAAACTGCTAACCAAGAACTTACTTATATTAAACAGATTTTGGGACTCGTTACTGGAAAAAATTATACAGATATTAAACAACTTCGATATGGACGTATAATGATAATGACAGATCAAGATGTAGATGGGTCTCATATAAAGGGTCTCATTATCAATCTCTTTCATACCGATTGGCCATCTCTTTTAAAACTAGATTTCATCTGCTGTATGATGACACCTCTACTCAAGGCTATACGTGGATCCGTAACTCACTGTTTCTATTCTCAACCTGAGTTTGAAACTTGGCGTGCAAATCAACCAAATGTAGGAGCAGGATGGAAGATAAAATATTATAAAGGTCTTGGTACTTCTACAGCTACAGAGGCACGTGAATACTTTGCTCAAATGAATACACTAGATTTTCAATGGGATAATACGAGTGATGATAGTATCAATCTAGCATTCAATAAAAAACAAGCTGATGATCGCAAATTATGGCTTTCCAGTTATGACAGAAATCGTCAGCTTACCGTAAAAGCTGGCGGTGTTAAGGCACCTTATAGTCGTTTTGTTCATGATGAACTTATTCATTTCTCTTCCGCTGATAATATCAGATCTCTGCCTTCTGTAATGGATGGTCTAAAACCTAGTCAACGCAAGATTCTATGGGCTTGTCTTAAACGAAACTTGACTACTGAAATCAAAGTTGCACAATTAGCAGGATACGTTTCAGAGACTGCTGCATATCACCATGGTGAAATGTCTCTTACTTCTACTATTGTTGGTATGGCTCAGGATTTTGTAGGAGCAAACAATATTAATCTCCTGGCACCAGTTGGACAATTTGGTTCTCGACTAAGTGGAGGTGATGACGCAGCTAGTGCAAGGTATATTCACACCCATTTGGAAACTATTACACGCTCTATATTTAATAAACAAGATGATGGTATTCTTAATTATTTGGATGATGACGGGCAAATAGTTGAACCTGAAACTTATTTTCCAGTAATTCCTATGTTACTCGTTAATGGTTGTGTAGGCATTGGCACTGGTTTTAGTACAGATATTCCATCATACAATCCTCTTGATCTAATTTCAATATTAAAACAAAAACTCAATGGTGATATTCATACACTTACCAACGTAAACCTTACACCTTGGTGGGATGGCTTTCGTGGTTCTGTTGTAGGAACAAATGATGATAAGAGCTGGATTATTAAAGGTAAATATACATTTGCGGACGATGATGCTGCTCATGTAAATATTTCAGAGTTACCTGTTGGTACATGGACACAAAAATATAAGCAGTTTCTAGAAGAGCTTGTAAGTGATGATTGTGTGAAGGATAAGAAACCTTTGCGTGATATTGAAAATAATAATAATGACTTGGATGTAAATTTCACCCTAAAAATGGATCATGACGCATATCATGAAGCACGAGCATATCCTGCCGAATTTGAGAAACGTTTCCAAATTAATACTACAATTCGTACTACAAATATGGTAGCTTTTGATTCAAAGGGTAAAATTCGCCGTTATGCATCAATAGGTGAAATTCTACAAGACTTTTATGACACACGTCTAGATGCATACGCAAGACGTAAGATTTCTGAGTTAAAACGTATGAATGCTGATATTCTAGAATTAAAGGCACGTCTCAAGTTTATAGAATCTATTCTAAATGGTAGCCTCATTGTAGCTAATCAAAATGATGATAAAATTTTGGAAGGAATCAAAGCACTTGCGTTACCACCACTATCTTCTCCTGATACTGCAAATGAACTCAAAGCCTACGAATATCTATTACGCATCCGCATAGACCGAATTAAGGCATCCGCAGTAGAGGAACTTCGAAAACAAGTTGCTGATGCAAATACAGAACATGATGATCTTGTATCTAAATCTTCAGAAATACTATGGTTAGCTGATTTAGAGAAATTTGAGGAGGCGTACTCCGTTTTCTTAACAAAGAAAAAAGAAATTGTTGATGAAGCACAAAGAGTACAAACTGGTGTGGTAAAGCCTGTTCCAAAAAAGAGAACATATTTAAAGAAGGTTACTAAAACAAAATAACATACATCCAACGTCAAGTATCGAACTTAATTACATCCTTTTTTTAGACCAGTGGTCATTTCAAACCGGCATTAAGACCAATCAATAATAAGATATGTCTTTAATGGGTCTATTTCAAATGTTACTCCTGGAAAAAGTTCGGTAAGTTTTTCTTTGATTACTTCAAAGTGGGTTTTCCAAAGATTGAATGATGCCAAATGTGCAGATGAATTAATTTGTATATAATGTCTCCATTTATCTGGAATAAGAGTTCTAAAATTAGATATATCAAATTTCAGTTTTGTGTTTGATAATCCTACTCCAAGCTGTTGTTGATAGGAATTATAACCATTATATGCGTATATTATTATACGCTCCTTTATATTGTCAATTACTTTCTCAATATTGTATTTTATAACATCTTCTTCAACATTTTTTTAATGTTATGTAGTTGCTGACGAGATACTGGAAACTCCATTATTAATAGTACTAAATAAACAATCTTTATATATTTAGTGCCAGTTTGAAATATTCAGCGGTCTAATTAAGTTTCCGATACTTTAGTAAATACGTCTGTACAAAACTTAATTTCTCTCAAAGGCAATTAACTTTTGTACTAAACGGTACCTAAATATATTTTCTTTATTATTGAATTTTATATTTTTAAAATATATTTAATATATAAAGCTAGTATATTATTCTTTATATATTATGGAATCAAATAAGCCTAGCTCATCAGAATCTTATATTATAATGCCGGTCAATTCGTTTAATAATGACCCATCTACAAAAAATTATAGCAACTGTGATATTATTGGCTCTTTTTATGAGATACATACTATTAAAGATATATCTAATAATACTATTGCTAAATAACGTCAAATATCGAAGTTAATTACACCCCTTTTAAAAAGGGTGTAATTAAGTTTCCCATAGTTTAATAACTACGTCTTTATAAAAGTTAATTGCCTTTGGGAGCAATTAACTTTTGTACTAGACGGTAATATTATTCCTTATTCATAATTATAGTTTTATCAATAGTAAAAACAATATCATCATATCTATTTTTATTTTTTCGCAAATCATAGGCTACAACATATTGTTTCAAATTCTCTGGAACTTCATTTCTAAGAATTTCAACCCATTCCCAATTCTGTATATCTTCAATAATTAAAATACCATCGTCAGTCATTATCTGAGAATATAATTTTATAAATTTTTTCATAGTTTCTAAACTATGTGGTCCATCATCTAACATAAAATCAAATTTCATACTTTTATTCAAAAAATGCGTATTAAAAAACTCATCATTGTATGCATCCGAAGATGTATATAAAATAATTCTATCATTATTTTTAATACCATCCCATACATTTTCTATATTTTTAATATCAATTGCGTATATTGTTGCATTTCTGAAAAAATCATGCCATAATCTTATACTACCGCCATCGCTAATACCTTGATTTCCATCGCCAATACCCACTTCCAAAACGTTTTTTGCTTTATCTTTTTTGCTAATTAATAATTTTTGATATAAATCTAAATAGGAATGAAGAGTATTTTTATCTGTGCGATTATTCATAACTAATTCAGATAATGACATATTTTATATACTTTTACTAAAAAATTTATATTTAAGTCTTTATTCTTTAGAAAAATTTTGTAAATGGTTTAGATTTTGTACCTGCAGAATTGATATTTACAGGATGCGTCATTGGAACTGGAAGTGTACTTGCATCTTTACGATAGGTCTTATACATAGAAATTTCACTTATAATTTTTGGTACAGACCAATCAGCTACACGACTGTTTAATTCACTAACTTGACCAGAAATATCAAAATTCTCATTTCTGCCATATGTTAAATATTGCGAACGCATAATAATAAGTAACTCATCTGTAGATTGTGGATCAATTATATCATGAGTAGGTGTCTCATCGTGTACTCGTCGCCTTATAAGGTTTTGAATAATTTGTACATTCTCGGGACTAAAAAATGTCTGATTAAGTGCATTTGGTTCCCAGTTTCCTCTAATCATATCCGCTTTAGCTGCTTCATCTCCCTCTGTTCTCCATCCAAATCCTGGTATTGCTCCCATTCCGCCGGCACCGGGACGCTCTTCAAAACTAATACGTCCATTATTAGATTCCGCAGCATTATCGGTTCTGAATCTTATATCTTCATTACTCATCCATGGTTTCTGATTCAGATGAGCCATGTCTTCTCTATTATTCAAACTAATATTTCTATGATAAATGGCAACCGCAAATAATTTATTGTGAATAATTTTGATTTATGATACCGTATTTTATATAATACATTAACTTCAATACTTGACATTACAATAATATATATATATATTTATATACCGTCTAGTATAAAAGTTAATTGCTCCCAAAGGTAATTAACTTCGATACTTGACGTTATATTTTTTAAAGTATATTAAATTTAAAAACTCCGGCTGTTATTAATTATAAAATATAATATTCTTCTTTTTTCTCACACTTAATCTTTTTTTCTAAAGCTTAAGTATAAATGTCTTCCGTCAGTCGATCTCCTCAAAACACCTCTCAAGGTGACTCTTTTTTTGTAAATCTCACACCTTTCTGGGCACAATATCATACTCTGGATGCATCTGGTAATCCTATAGAGGTAGCCGGTGTAGAGTACAGTGGTTACTCTTACCCTGCTGGTTCTATGTTCCTACGCGATATGGGTAAGACAATTCGCGTTCCTGGACAAACTCTAGATGCCCAGTGGTCTGGTCGGCTTCGTACTCTTCGAAAGGTACAAGTTGTTGGACAGTCAAACCAGCAAGGCTTCCCTGTAACTAATGGTTTTATTAACTATAATGAAGGTGTTTCAGGTAGAAATGATACATTTGAAGGTTCTCTTCCTTCAGGATATGCTACATTCTACATTGATCTAAATGATCAAAATGATGTTGGAAATAGACCCAAGGTTCGCTTCGCACGTCTTTCTGTATAATAAATTTTGTATATCTTACTACTTAGCATTTTAATTACATAGTTTTGTAAAAAATATTTGAACCAGTATTCTCAAATGTTTATTGGTTATAATAACTTCAAGTATTGAAGTTAATTACACCTTTTTAAAGGGGTGTAATTAAGTTTCCGATACTTTTGTATTAGACAGTATATGAATTTTTCTATTGCGTTTAAATATCCCGGTAATTTTTCCTAAACTATGTTTAGTAACTACATCTGTACAAAAGTTAATTGTCTTTGGGAGCAATTAACTTTTGTACTAAACAGTATATGAATTTTTCTATTGCGTTTAAATATCCCGGTAATTTTCCCTACACATTATATTTAGTATTTATAAAAAATCTTATACTTAAATATAAAAATGTCCTCCGTCAATAAGCTCTATGCTCAAAACGCTTCACGCAGACTTGTTGTTACCCAGGGTGAACAGGGTGCATATTTTTACAATATGATGGATATTGATCGATGGTATGAGGCTAATCAGTCTAAAGTAACCAAAATTGGTAGTATGTATCTGATTAATGGTACCGATAACGGCAGTAGTTTCATTGATGTATTGTTAGGAAATAGTGGTGCTTCACCACTTAATCACACAAACTCTAGGATTAGTGAACGCAAAAGTGTAAAGGACATGGGAAAGGAGCTTTACATTGGAACATCCGCAGAGCCTCGTTTACTAGTATTGAGACAGGTACAGAGCTACTCTAGTTCCGCTACTTCTAGAGCAGGAGATGGCACCAATCCCAACTATAACGGTTATGTAGTAGTTGAAAACAATTGCAATGATTTACAAGGTAATACTGGCAGATTTACTGTTCGCGTTGCCCGTATATAAATACACTTAGACAGATATATTTTTTATATTATGTTTTTCATTATATAAAAATAAGTCGTTTTTATAGATTTTGTTATTCCATTAACATACCGTCTAGTACATAAGCTAATTGCCTTTTAGTTCAAATAACTTATGTACTGACGTAGTTACTGACGTAGTTACTAAAGTATCGGAAACTTAATTACACCCCTTTTTAAAGGGTATAATTAACTTTGATACTTGACGTTAATATCTATATTTTTAGTAATTCTATTTTCTAAAAATATATATTAAAGAACAGAGAGAAAATGGCAACAGCCCCGGCAACAACAAATATATTACAGACTGTTTATCAAATGATTGCCCCTATTGCTATGGGTATATGCGTGTATATCGTTTATAAACAAGGAAAGCAACTTGAAGCAATCTTATTAGGACTCATTGGCGGCATTGCTGTATTCTATTATTGGATAAAATGGTTCAGAGCACCTGTATCTGTAGAGGATATCATATGGCCTCCCTTTGTAAGCACATGTCCTGATTACCTCACACTTATAAGCCCTAATGTTACAGGTACTGCAGACCCATCTAACTCATATTGTGTAGACTTTGTTGGTGTAAGTTTAAAACCTGATATTATGGCAAAATCGGATCCTAATAATCCTCCTAAACCAAGTGACCCGGATTTTGAAACACATGTTTTTAAACTTAACGGATTAGTAAGTGCTGATCCTAACTCACCTGATATGACAAAAGAACTATGTACAGCTGTTCTACAACGGGGTCTAACATGGGCACATATTTGTGATCCTACTCCTTAAATGTGATGTAACGTCAAGCATCAAAGTTAATTACACCCTTTTTAAAGAGGTGTAATTAAGTTTCCCATACTTTAGTAACTACGTCTGTATAACATTTAATGTCACGTCAAATATATTATAAATGTCTGCGACTGTTTATTATTTTTTTTACGTAAGCAAGATGGGGTTAGTAACCCAAAAATTTATCAAATTTATTAAATTTATCAAATTTATTAAATTTATCAAATTTATCAAATTTATAAATATTCACTTGTGAATTGTTTGTATTCAAGGGTCTAAAGAACAAACGATAAAATATATCTAATGGATACACAGATCCACGAAGATTTTTTTAATACAATCGTTGAATGGGCAAAAAAGCCAGCACCACGTGATCCCCCTGCTGTATTTTTATATGGACCTCCTGGTATAGGTAAAACAACACTTGCACATAGAGCATTAGAGACTGCAGGTTTACGTGTAGTAGAGTGGAATGCTAGCCAACATCGACACAAGGCCGCTGTTTCAGAAGCACTTGAACCACTTTTACAAAGTTCAAATATTACAGACTACTTTCATGAAAAAGGGCATAGATCACTGGGTATTATTTTAGATGAGATTGATGGTATGTCTGTAGGTGATAAGGGTGGTTTATCTGAATTATTGCGTCTAGTAAAGGAATACAAAGGTTCTAATGTAATTGTGTGTATTAGTAATGAATGGCAAGAAAAAAGATATGCTGGTTTTCTACGATGGTGTAAAGCATTGCAGATATGTACACCTACTCCAACAGATATTACACCTATGATTATTCAAACAATAGGGAATACAGATATAGATAAAGCACAAATTCATACATTAGCTATTGAACTTCAAAAAACACATTGCGGTGATTTACGCAAAATTCTACAATCTTTAAGAGAAATGGCACCAGAATATAAAAGAGGACGTATGTCTCTTGAAGAAATGCGTGAAATTTTACGAGATGGTCCGGTTGAACGCTCCTCTTTGGGTACAAACAGAGTACGTCGTTCCGAAACTATAAAAACAGCTTTAAATAATCTATTAACTGGTTCTATGGATACATTAGCTGAAATACCCCTTAATAATAATGACCTAAATTTAGCAGGACTACATTTACACGAATCATTACCTAAATGGCTAAATAAAAATGAGAAAAACAGTTATAAAGGATTTAATATATATAATGAACTTATGAATCCAATAACTATATCTGATAGACTAGACTACTTTACCTTTTTCTATCAACATTGGTCACTATTTTCTGTAACATATCAGGTTAAACTTCAATCAGTAAATATTAAACTTTTTACTGAAACAACTTCCCTAATACCAAATGATACTAATGATAATGAACTTAAAAAATCTAAGAATGTAAAATGGTCTGATTCAGATATGTCATATACATCTGTTTTGTCTAAACAATCGTGGTTATATAATCAATTTAGATATTTATGCGAAATGCGTGAAATAATTCAAAATGAATATAATCATTATGATGGTGGAATTGAAGGAGTATTTTGGATTGGTGGATTGGCTACACATAATAGAAAGCTGGGTGGCGATGAACAACTAGGAAAGAATTCTGACTCTACACGATTTGAACGCTGTTTAAAAGCACTTACTTTGCCTATTACACCACCTATGCCATTTTTTTAGAATTTTGTACAATTCTAAATTTATATAATTACAAAATTTTTTAAAATTTGTAATTAAACTGTATTCTATTTTATCTATATTTAATAATAGAGAACTAACGTCAAGTATAAAAGTTAATTGCTCCCAAAGGCAATTAACTTTTATACTTGACAGTACCTTCTTATCTTATTTATAAAGTTACAGCAGTTCTATTTGTTTCATTTTGATGTAATAAATGATGTACATGTAATGGTTCTTTTCTACCCATACGATAAGCTCTACCTATAATCTGTTTTTCCATTTCGGATGACATTTTATGAAATAGAAATACATCAGTTGCACATGTTATATTTAAACCAGCACCAACATGACGCGAATTAAGCAATAAAACACGATAATTCCCTTCGGCAAATTCTCCTATAATTTTTGATACACGATTTGTAGAACCGTTTATAGTAGAATATGATATATTCCTATGTAACATTTCAGATGTTAATTGAAAGAAAGATGCATCATAACTACTAAATAATAGAATTTTTGCTTTTGGATTTTTTTCTACGAAATTTATAAATTCCTCCACCTTCGTTTTCGGTTCATTAATTATTTCATTATTTTCAATAGTATTACCTGATTTATTAACAACATGTAGGTCATTTATTGAATTAATATCTGCTCTACAGAGAGGACATATAGGTGTTTTCGTTTGTCTTTTTATACTTTCACATAAACAAATAAAACAAAAAAGATTTTTACAACAAGGTGTAAGAGTTGGTGTTTCAATATCTGAATAACAAATTGGACAATTTGTTGTATCAAGTTCATCCATTCGCTTTTTAATAGTATCTATCCGATTTTCAAGCGATGTAATTTTCTCTTGTTGAGTTTCCAAAGATTTTTGCTTAGCTATTTCTGAAGAATAATCAACTGTTTTATAGAATTCTAATCTACGTTTTTGTTGTTCGAGTTCTTTTATAAGAGAAGCAGATAATGAAGTTATTATAGATGTCGGTGTCTCATCTGTTACACCCAATACCTGGAGTGCACCCTTTGTATCACCTGCATGTAGCATAGCCATAACCTCATTAGGAATAATTGACTCTAAAATTCGAATATTTGTTGTTGTTTTACATATATATACATGATGATGTAAAGATGGCATAATAAAGCTATTGTTTACATATTCATCCGAATTTCGCAGAATTAGACGCCAATACTCTAAATCATAATTTTTAGATAATTCGGTAGTCCCTAGAATTTTTTTGACAAATTGTAGATTTGTATATATACCAAGAATACGAAAACCATCGCCATTTGTTTCCTTTAGTAATGTACATAAATTACTATATTCTGGAGGCGTTGGATAAAAGTATGAGTTAAGTTCTATGTATATTCCTGAAGGGAATGCTATATTCAAAAAAGAAGCTGTAATAAGCCATATAAAATTAGCAGATAATTGTACATGGGTACTCGATTGTATTGTATCAGCCTCATCAATGAATATACGAGACCAATGAATTAAATCAGGTTTTTGTATTGTTTCAAATGATGACCACATTGTTGAAGATACAAAAATTGCATCAACATTATCAATGAAATTAAATAAGGTTGGATCACATACCTCTTTTTTTTTCCTACAAAATATTACATTTAGTTTTGTATCACGTGTTACATATTCTTCCCATTGTCCCATTAAACTATGAGGGATTATAAATAGGGCTGCCTTACAACGTCTTTTAGTAGGTTCAGGTATACGATGATGAACCATAGATAAATTATTATGACGATGTATTGTTATAATTTCACGTTCATCTGGTAGAGGTTGTTTTACTAAACTTAGTGCAACTAATGACTTACCACTACCAACTCTGTCAGAAATTACACCGAAATTTGTATAGAGTGTTTTATTTGTCCCACAATCCAACCCAGTAAACTTAGTTTTTTCTAAATTTATAGCAGCTGCTAAAAGGGTTTTTTGATGGTAAAATAAGGGTGGAATAATATATTCTGGTTGCTCATCATATTTTAAGGAATCTTCATTGAGTTCATTTGTATAAACACTATGAAGATACTGCCAAAGACGTCTGTGTCTTTCTCTAGCCTGTGCCATCCTTCCTTCTAATTATTTAAGGAGTATTGTTTAAGTATCAAAGATTTTAACTTATTAATTGTGTTTTGGGATAAAAATATCTTAGAGGAACATCCATATCTTCCATATAATTATTAAACAGATCCTCAAAATTATCCTTATTTTCATCTTCAGGAGGTATTAATTTTAAAAACATATCTAATGAAAAATCAGATTTATATCTATTTACCATATAATAAAGGCTTATTAAATTAGTAATAATTTCTATACGTGCATGCCATTTTACAATATTGTTTTGACTTATTTTTTGTAAGGTATTTTCTAATACAAATTTGCTATCGTTATTGTTTATATAATTATACATTTGAATAATTGTAATATTTTTTTTGTCTTCGGTGTTTTGTATCAAACTAATATCCTGAAAAGCCATAATATAATTACGTCCATATGCTAATAGGTTTTGAATAAATTCATTCTCTGGATTTTTATTCATGATGAATCTAATAGCACGTGCATAATATATATGTGACTTCTCTATTAATAATCTTTGTTGAATGTTTGTAGAATTCGATACAGTAGTTTTCACAATTTCTACTTCATCTTTAACGCTAAATATAATTAATACAACATTAATTGCGTCATATAATTTTTCCTTATACTTTTCTGGAATTTTTAAGCCTTCGTAATAAATACCTGTATATGGAAGTAATGTATATAAATCTCTGACATCTTGAAGTTCTGCACACAAATTATAAATAAATCCCTCTAATAGTTGATTATTTAAATCTTTTACTCCTATGGCATCATAATATTTACATATTGTAACCATCATTAGTCTTTTAATATCTCGTGATAAATGTTTTAAAAATTTAGTATAATACGCATTCATTTCTTCTTCCGTATTATTCTTAATATTAATAGAACTCAAATTTCCATATATACCTTCTAAATCACTCCTTAATTTATCCTGTTTATCTTCTTCAATATATTTATTATAAAAGACTGACATAATATCTTTAAGAGAAGTTATATTTGGTTTATTATTCATTACAGTTTGTAAATTCTTTATTTCAAGTTCAATATATCTTATACTAGATTCATATGATTCATCCAGGTTGTTCATATTCTCATAATTGTATATTTTTGAACTTAGTCGATCTAAATAATATACAATAAACCTATAATATAAAAATGATAAATTATTTATATTTAATATTATATTGGGTTTTTCAAAAAAATAACGAAACATGTCTGCATTGTTATAATCAATAATATAATCATCTACAACAGTATTATAATTATCAGCAATATCTATAATTTTTAAACCACGTTCCACATAATTTTTTTTGTCATTTTTTATATATTCGCCTTTACCACTATCTAATAAGGCATTTTCATTATCTATAAGTATCCCTACACTATGTTCTATTTCTTGTTGTGTTTGTAATATTTTTGATTGTGGTTTTTGTATTATGTCATATATATATTTATACACAACATTTTTACAAAATTCAGATAAATTTGGTTCACGCATTTGGTATATTTTTTCCTTATATACAATTTTTGCAGCTCTTTTAGCTAAATCAATATATTCTTGGGAGTACTCGTTATCTATAGTATTCATTAGATATGTATCCGTTAAATCTCCAACTGGTATATGTAAGGGGGTTGTATATATCATTGACTGTGTTTTCTTCATTTCTATATAATCGTCATCTGTTCCGCCGCCAATAAGATTATCAATAGGAAATAATAGTTTTATTTCAGCATAAAATACACCTGGTCCATTTTGTCTTGAACGTCCTGTAACTTCAGGTGCATTATCAGGTAAAACAATTCCTACATGAAACTTTTTATTTATCGTTATATAATCACTCTGCATATTTTTAAGAGTAACCGATTGAAATTTATCCCATACTGCAGATGTTGATGAAGTATCTTCTACGTCCCTCTTAAAATTAGTCTGTTTTTTAATTACAGAAACCATTTCTCTTATTATTTTTAGTTCTTTATCCCAATTTACAATAATTACTTTGTTCAGATCATCTAAATTAATATCTACAGAGATATTGTTTTTTATAATCCTAATGTATTGTATTAAACTATGAATATAATTACTCAATTCTATATATGTTTTTGCTTTATTCAAGTCATTTATATCAGGTTTTTTAAAGTCGGTTGTATCTATACGTCCTCCTATAAATAGTATTTTTCGCAAATTTATTATATATGTTTCAAGATTGGTATTAAAGTTATTTTTATTATCATTTAATTGTGATTTTATTTTTTCAATAGCCATTTCCTTCATAGAATCAATCTTGTAAAGTTCTGTTTTTGACAATATTTCATTTAATTTTTCCTTAATATATTTATCGTAGTCTGTCTCAGTAAGCTCATTATCAATTATTTGAATGCTTTCAATGTTTAAAAGTAAAATTAACTCATTTACTTTATTTTGTAAAATTTTAATTATATTTTGATTTTCTTTAAAAGCCTTATTTTTAAAATATAACAGCATCATTGTACTGCCCTTTCTTTGTGTTTCTTCAACTGTTTTTTGACTCTGTAATTTTATAGTAAAAAATACATTCAATCCTAATTGTAAACCGTATGTTAATAATACTCTATCATGAGTCATTAGTCCAATTTCTATTTTCCCTTTATATTTTTGACTTAATTCATTTATACTTACTAAATCACCATATTCATCAGTAGGAATCATTTTTGGGTGCTGTTGTATTTCTTTATATACTTTATATTTTCTATCTCTATCTAATAAACATAGTGCTTGACACCAATCTCCTGCTCTTTTTAACAAATAATAGTGACTTATCTCTTGTTTTTTTTCTTCTATAGTACCATCTTTATTATAATCCATATATTTACGACACATAGCTTTTGATGCTGCAGCAATCTCACTAATTGTTCCTAAATCTCTATGTACAATTGTAGTTTTACCATTCTGTAAAATTATTTCTGCTCGTATTAAACCATCCTCTGTACGTATTGTTTTTATTGTAGGATCTGAATATAGAAGAGACATATTTCCCTTTTGGTCATTCCAATTATAATATGTAGATGAATGGGTTTTTTCCTCTTTTAGAAAAAAAACATTAATATTTGTATATAAACTATCACACCCATCTTCTTGATCATTATTATTTATATTCCATTCTGTAGATGTAATCTTTGTTGCAGGATCAGAATCATTCTCAACACTTGATACTATAAATATATTATATGTATTTGTGCTATTATATTTACTACTTATCTTATCTATAAAATGTTTTCTTATTCTTTTCATCGATAAATATGTCACGTCAATTAATAATATAAAATTTTGAACACCTTCGTCAACAACCTCTAATAGAGGTACTATACCTGATACAACTTGTCCTTGAATTTGAAGAGGATATGAGCTTAGTTCATAATCACGAAAACTTTCAGCTACACTAGAAGCTACATGCTGTGGATTACGTGGTGCAATCTTTATTTGTACCTCTGTTGTATCTGCTTTTATGATATTGTCTTTAATAAATATATTATCGTGAAATTTTTCCTTCAAAATGTTTTTATAAAATTTTAAAGAAGGATATCCATTGTCATCCCCTTTCCAAATAGTATCTATAATATCATCCTCATTAGCACCTTCTCTTCCAATAAATAAATCAGCTGTAGGTAATATTGTTTGTATATGAACTTTTTGGGAAAAAAATTCCCACGGCGTTAAATCTTGTGCTTCTTTCTTAAATGTATTAAATATTGTTTTGTATTCTTTATCTTGTGGAATAGATGTTGCTAATATATTAAAAAATTTAAAATCCATTTTATCAGCATGATTAAAATCATGCCAAAAATCAATATCGGCAGCAAATTCAAAAAAATTTTTTATGTCATTTTTATCTTTTTCTTCAAACCCCAAAATAGATGACGAACTCATTTACTCTATATATTTATATATAATTATTATTAAATAATAATTATATAGATATAACTCACCGGAAACCATATAAGCTGTAAAAAACGAACGCATTTATATATATAATTTCGTGAAGTAATCTTAATACAGTTTATAATCTAAACTACTATTTTTATCATATCATGTTATCTAATAATTTATACCTAAAGATTCAAATATAATTTAAGTATAGAATGAACACAAATAGACCATTTGTATCTATTTTAACACCTACATATAATAGACGTAGATTTATTCCATATATTATTAACTGTTTTAAAAATCAAGATTATCCTCAAGAATATATGGAGTGGATTATTCTTGATGATGGTACAGATAAAGTAAAGGATTTATTTGATGCTTGTGGTCTTAAAAATGTTCATTATTATTCTGAAGATATAAAACTCAATATTGGTGCAAAGAGAAATAAGTTAAATGAATACGCCAAAGGTGAAATTGTAGTTTGTATGGATGATGATGATTATTATCCACCTGAACGTGTTTCGCATGTAGTTAACAAACTAAAAGCGAATCCTACTATTGAACTTTGTGGTTCATCTGAAATCTATATGTTTTATAGTGATAATAAACAAATTTACAAAATTGGTCCCTATTCTAAAAATCATGCTACTAATGGCACCATGGGTTATAGACGCAGGTATTTTAATACACATAAATATGATGAAACTGTAACACATGCAGAAGAAACCTCATTTCTAAATAGATATTCGGAACCAATGGTTCAATTAGATCCTTTTAAGGTTATGCTAGTAATGAGTCACAGTGAAAATACTTTTGATAAAAAAAAGCTGCGTGAACAAAATAACCCCTTATTTAAATTAACACCAATGAAATTGAATAAGTTTATTAAAGATAAGTCTACACGTGATTTTTTTAATAATTCTTAAATTTTTATTGTGTTATTTCCTTATCAAAATATCGCCATTCTTGTAATAAAAGTACTTTCTTATCAGGTCTAAATGTTAACCAGCCAAAAAGAGATTGAATAATTGGATTAACAAAAAATCCAGAAACAATAGGCATAAATCCATAATAATAAGGTTTAATCCCCAAATACCAATATTTATAAATAAATACATATGCAAATACTATTAATCCAAATAAAAAACCATAAATCATATAAAAAATTCGATATGGCATGCTTTTATGTACATTCAGATTTACCGCCATACTAGCTCCCATTAATAATATAAATACTACAAAAAGAAAAAAGAATATAGTAATTGCCCAACTCAATGTATCTATAATTAAACTTTCGATGCTAAATTCATCTTGGTCTCTTTCTATCTGTTCTTGAATTTTATTTACAGATTCTTCCGTAACATTTCCTGTAAAAGCATCACCCTCTACATCATTAAAATCAACTTCATAATGATTTCTCTTAATCTTTTCCTTAGCATTACCTATCATTAGAAACACATTACTAAGTGCTTTATTAAATGTCACTTGATCTGTAACTGTATTTCCTACAGCAAACTTTTTACCATTATACGTTTTTAAAATATTTTCATAATCATTTAGAATAGCCGTATCTTTATCATCGTCAGGCTTTGTGTGTTTTGTATCTTTCAAAAATTTAATTAGTATCTCCTTATATTTATTAAGATATTCAATATCTGTCTTACTTGCATTTGGATTATCATGTATGGCTTGTTTTATGGCTCTATATGTAATCCATGTTTCAAAACGTTTTGTAAATTTACCAGATTTTACATAAACTTGATTATTGTAAATTGCCTTTATTTTAAAATTTTCATATGCCTCGTTAAAACTATCAGATATATGTGTATCTAATTCTTCACTTGTAATACCACTTGTAGTTGCGTTGTTTACTTCTGTATGTATTTCATTTAAAAATGTGTTTAGTTCTAGAGCATCTTCTGGAAATATAGAATAATTAACCATAGTAGTATTATCTGTTCCAGTAAATGGTGTAACCATAGCTTTTTTTATCAAAGCCTTTTCATCGTTGATTAATTTATTGGCTTTTTTTTGAATAGCCTTAATATTTTTATTATTTAATTTTTCTTCAGCTTCAGCTTCTGGGTCTCTAGTTTGTTTATCCAAATATCTGATAAGTCTATTTCCTAAAGTCTCAACAAAAGACATCCCTATCGCAGTTGGCTAAAATTAAGAGAACAGATAAACGATAAAGATTTACATAATTCTTAATATAATTAAAAATTATGTACATAATTTACATGATATTTGTATAATGGTCGGGATTCTTACTAAATTGAAAATTTCATACCACCCATACCACTTGTAATTTCGATAAAATTTAATGATTCTACAAACACATTAAAATTATATGTATAATTTGCATCTAATGGAATTTGATTTGGATTAATCTCTAAATTTACTAATTTAATACGACTTGTATTAATTGAACCACTGGGCTGACTTGGATTAGAAGAATTAAGAGCAAACGAATACACATAAATAGGTGAAACAGATAATGGCTCTAAAATACCATTCATAAGTGATGGATAACTATTGCCTATACATGTCTTATATGGAACAATTTCCGAAAAATAATTAGATGTCTTTTCTTCAAAAATCTCATTACCCCCACATAAAATTCGTGCTGTATTTAATATATAACGATATGAACCAGGTATTTGAACACCACTTGTAGGTACAGCGGCTCCTGGTGTTTTAGCATATGGTCGCCTTTCTGGATCTGTATATTTCCAATTCAATAGATTAGTATAGTCATTTCTAAAATACCAATCTGAACGTTGTCCATACCAAATAATTCGTGTAACAAGACTATGTGCGTCAAGTTCAAATTGTTGTCGTGAATTAATACCTTGAAAATTAAATTCCTGTACTTGATGTACTAAATATTCTAATTTTTTACTTCCAAATATCCTTCTTTCTTCCTCTGTCAGATATATATACGTACATTGAAGACGTGGTTCCATATTCCAACCGTCACTACCTGGAATTCCATAACCGTAATCGGTAAAGAAATAACGTGGTGCACCTGATATATCTATGTACGTTAGATAATTGTTATTTAATGAATTAGGTAAAGAACCCCACGTAGGATTCCAAGATGATGCATATATATTAGTACCTGTAGCCGAATCTAGACGATAACCGTATCTCACTCTTTCACCACTTGGATCAAGTATTGTATATATATCCCTTATAGGACGTAATTGAATTCTAATTTCAACGTCGTGATATTGTAATCCGATAAGAGGAAGTGCTAATCCCGGGGCATCGCCGAAGAAAAATCCTAAAGGAATATTCAGTTCACGGGCTGGAATTGACGGAGCATTAAATTGTGTATTCTGACCTGTAAATTCTAATACATTAGGATAACCGCCATTTGGATCAGCATATGGACCCGATGCCGGAGCATACATTTCAGGTACATCACCAATAAGTCTAGACCATTTTTCGAATGAATCTAAATTCTGATCTAATTGAAATTTCATTGCTAACCATTCACTTGAATACTCCTGAATTTTGGATCCGCCAATATATAAACCTATTGTATTTATCATTCGCAATCCTAGCTGACGAACCCATGCAAATTCGTGACTAATACGATTGTTCCATTTCTTATTGTAAATAGCTGGAATATTAAGAGTTAAAAACATATCTGTTAGTAAATCTCCATGCCTAGGAACCTTTACACGTAATTGAATCGATTCATCAAGATTCAATTGATTTGGACCATCTAGGGGAACCGTAATATTCTCAGTGCTAAAATGTGTATGTCGCATAAAAGCTTTGTAAAAATAAGTCATTTGCGGATTCCCACTTATAGACCTATTCATATTTCCATATGCTACAAGGGGAAGCAATCCACCGGGCATCTCTTACCTGTCTTTCTTGATTTTGTTTTATGCTCTGCTAAACGGATTTTATCTCTGGTAAATTTCGCAACTTTACGTTAGAAAAGGATGAATAGTACTCCGGGTCAAATAATGACAGCTGTTACAACGCCTATTGATACTCATAATATTTCAATGTATAAAATAATAGCAATTATTATCATTTTTCTTATAATTGCATCAATTATATATTACACAAAAGACTTAATTTATTCAGAATGGCTTAAAATATATCCATCGAATGAGCTTACTGGAGAAACACCCGCTGAAATAGCTATTCGAGAACAAATTACGACAAAATCTTCTGTTCCGGCTACATTAAATTATAGCAATGTTGCTTCAGGAACTGCATCTAATAAATCATCACCATCACAAACTATAAGTGGAATATTATTGGGTTCCTCTGAACCCTCTAAAGCTGATCCAGTATTAGAAACTCCTGCTTCTGCTGAACAAACGTGGTGTTTAGTTGGTGAAGATATGGCTGGGCGTTGGTGTATACAAGTAAATAATCCCAAAGGATGCGAACCTATTCGTACATATAAAAGTAAAAATCAATGCGAAAGATCTAATGATCCTATGCCTACAGATTAAATTATTACATAACTTCGATACTTTAGTAACTACGTCTGTATAAAAGTTATTTGCCTTTGGAAGCAATTAACTTTTGTACTAGACGGTACATATCATCTTAATATATTATCAATACTTATAGTATTAATAATATATATATATTATATTTTATTATATTTTATTTACTGAGGACCTAGACCACTGTGAACATCCGAAGACCACCAATCATCTGTCTGATAAAAGGGTAGAGCTTCAAATAGATTTGTTTCTGTTGTAGATTGCTTAGGTACATAAATCTTGGGATTAGGTCCCTCTCTTAAGAGTTTGTCTATCTGTGTATATGTTAATGCAAAGGCAAAGTATTTAACACGTGAAACATAACCCCTCATTGCTCCAATCACTCTTATTTTACTTCTGCCGAGTGGACTTATATTATCCTGTAAATTAGGATTTGCTATTACATTCGCATCTATAGTCTCATCTATAATCTGACCAGAATCATCTACATTAGCATTGATTGAACAAGTCGCACTGTATGTAGTTGCACCTACTGTGCTATTATTTAGTAAATAAAACCCACTATAGTTCAACTTAGGTACAGAATCGAATTTCATTCTGTTAGCTAAATTTCCATTAATATAGACATCTAATGCGTTACCTTTTATCATGACAACTAAATGAAACCATTTGTTCAGTGGGATATTAGGAATATCAACATGTCTATCCCAATGTATAGTAGAATTTTGATAAATACGAAGAGTATTTGAATCAGCCTTGAAAAATACACCAGGTGCCATTAAAGGATAAATTGAAGGGGAACCTTTGTGAAAAATATGACGTAGTGCATTCTTTTGTCCTGTAAAATTTTCAGAACCAACTCTTATAAAGCACGAATAAGAATATTCAATACCATTACGTTCATCTTTCGATGGCTCAAGAATAGGATAGCATGTAGATGGGTCTTGAGGAAAAACAAGAGGTGTATTATACGTTTTCGGATAAATTTCTACTGCCATCTGCTGGTATCTCTTAAGCTGCTGAAAGTTAGATTCAAGTAATTGCATAGTTAGGGAAAATACAACTACAATTACAAATGTCTCTATCAGTTGCATTCCCAAAGGAACATTATTCCCCCCTGGCATAACCGAATTTGCACCACCGCGCATATTACGTAGAAGCGGTTCAATCTTAGAATGAAGCATTCTTAAATTTGTTGCTGTTAAAGAACCCAAATTGGTGGTCATTTCTCTATCATTTAATACTAATATTTATTTGGATAAAGAATACAAATAGATATTTGTTTGAATATATATAATTTATTATAATAGTTCCGGGACAAGATTATATTAATTATTATTCGCATAAGAAAGTCTCATATAAGAATTATCTGGCATATTTGAATCAAGTTTTAATCCCATTCTTGCTAATATCCAGCCAAGAAAACCATATTTATTATCTAAATTAGAAGTGCCAGCAGGTCCATTTTGATAAATTTCGTATATTTTACCGGGGGTTAAAGCATACGCATAAACACGTGTAGTACTTACACTACCTCCCCATCCAGTGAACTGACCCATAGTTACATAGTGTGTTCCTTTCTCTGTTGTAGGGATACCGGCAGTCACGCAACTACGTGCAAGTTTTCCATCTACATATACATCAATGACACGTCCATTTACAACTACTGTCAGACAGATCCATTTCTGAAGATCAATATCTTGAATATCACAAATAGGGAATCCTACAGAGCTATCAAACATACCAATTCCGACTGAACCATTAAAAAGATTGTCTAAACTGGACCTAACTGTAAAATCCGCTCCCTGATTATTTTGTGCGGCAACAGATGTTGTCATATCTTGATATATACGAATCATCATCTTATTCTCATTAGGGTATAATGCACCTAACATTGTAACATGTTCAGGTCTTCCATTTCCAGGGGCACCATCAGAAGCAATTGTGAATACATGCTTGACTTGTCCAGCCTTGTAATCCCAATTTGCTATATATAACCATGTCTGAAAAGTATATTCACCGCCTGTTTCAATAGTTACATTTTCATTTAATGGTGTCTGAACTTGGAGTCCTGTTGCTGACTGTGTAGTGCTTAAAATTACCTGTTCTAGTAAATCCGGAGGAGGAAACATAATAGCATACGCGGCATAAATAATCAATACTGAAATAAAGACATACAAAATTAACATAATCATATCTTTATAAGGAGATATTGAGGAAATGACTTGAGATATCTTTGTTTTTGCTACATTCAGAGATGATTTAGCAGTGTTCAATGCCTTGGATGTATTTTGACCAATATTGTTGGAACTCATACCTTTCTACTTTGTAGTGCTTGATTTTTATCTATTCATAATCTTAAAAGTTAATTTAACATTAAAAATAACTTTTAAACACAAATAAAGCCGGGATTTTTAAACCCATGAATTATGCATATTCATAATTAACATAAGATATTCCATTTGTTGAGGTTACAACTGAATCAGTACAATTATTACCAATACATGTAGGGAACGTTAAAATTTGGTCAAAAAATATAGGTAATGGTGGAATACCTTGCACATTTGTATTCCATTTGTAATTTGCAATAATATCAGGTTCCTTTAATCGTTGCGGCCATGTTTGTACAAATGCCACATCGGCATACATTTCAGGATTCATATTAATTCGTGGTTTTCCTGGTTTTGATTTTACTACATTCTGAAGACCTATAGACTTTATTAAAATCCCATTTATATATATATCTGCTGTACGACCTTCCATACTTATTAAAATTTGATTCCATCTATTTACTTTGAAATTATGTATCATAGTCTTATAGCTAGACGCATTATAACTTTTAAATTCAACTAATAATGTTTCATGAAATGGATCTACGTAAATATCATACACACCGGGGACAGAAACTACAAGTTGATATGGTTTGAAATTGTGTTTAAGACTATCGCCTTTTATGCCTTCAATAGACGAATGATTAACACTTATAAAACAACTGAATGTAAATGTTTCAGCCATAAAATTTTTACTATCGCTTTCTGATAACAGATCTATTATTCCTGTAACTGGTATCATCTTACCTGTTTTTTTATCATACATCTCTGAACTTGCTGCATAATCAGGTTTCATTTTCCATAAACCCTTTATTTGAGCATTTTTCTTGATAGAATCAAAATATCTAAGTAATAATACAAATAGCCAAATTCCTACATACATGAAAAATACTGAAAATAGCGGTGCATGTGTCATAGTGTTTGGTGTTTTACTTTCGAAAAGCAGCGGATTGATATAAAATAATATAATAATACCTACTCCTGTCCAGGAAAGTGCCCAAAAAATGGTATCCCAAGTACTTGTATCAAGCATTCTACTCCCTATCGTCTTGTGTTATAATATTTTATATTAACACCCATTATAAATGAATTATATTTATTAGTAAAATAAAACCTAACCTAATATTAATTCTACAAAAATTCATATTAGTCTCATATAATTTTTAAATAATTTAACGTCAAGTATCGAAGTTAATTACACCCCTTTAAAAAGAGTGTAATTAAGTTTCAGATAGTTTAGTAACTACGTCTGTACCTGATGTAAAAATATTTTACATAAGAGGAGGTGTTGTGTTTGTATCCGTAATCATATAACCAGTATCAGTATCATTTGAAATAATTATTGTATTTTTATTATCTAGTATATTATCTGGAGCATTATGAATTCTGTAATTAAATATTTGTCCAGTATTAGGTACATTAGGAGGTGTCTCAAGAAGATTACTACAGGCTTTTTTATTACATGTTCTCTCACATGGCTTAGTTGTAAGTATAACCTTACATAACTGCATTAATTGGTATGTATCAAGAGCACCGTCATATATTGTAAAATTCTGTATTATTGCATCTGCAGCTGCAAATCCAGCTCGTCCAAACCACGTATTTGGTACAATACGCGGTAATCCGTGTAACAATTTTGTACCAGCTAAACGACAATTTACATAAACTTCCAAAATTTTATCATTCAATGTTAAATGTAAATGAAAAGGTACATTTAGTGGTAGGTCATTAATTCTTATTGATTCTCTAAAAGATCTAGCTAAGCACATTTTACTATATATCGGATCAATAGGGACAGTATCAACAAATACTATAATATCATTTGTGACTCGATCTAAGAAAATTCCTGGTGCCATTTCTGATGGTAAACCGTCACTTAGACCACCAGAGCCTCTAGGTGTTAATCCGGGAGAATTGGGATTGTAAGTTGTTAAATCACTGGAACCCTTGTAAAAAAGACATCTGTATGGATTTGTTGATGTCATAGATCGACTGTCTAAAATTTGTAGTTCAATACCAATTGTTAAACCTTTATTTATTGGCTTCCAATCATTTTCTGTAACTGTTAAAATTGCAAAATCTGTATCTTCAGTTGTATTAGTATTTGTTTTACTATTAGGACTCCAAAAAGTAAAAAATTTAGGAATTTTTTTAATAGCAAAAGGATTATAAGTTGCAGTCTGTGATGTACTTGTTTGACTTCTTACTAATGTATAAATGACTAACATAAAAACAACTCCAGCAAGAAAATATAATCCTATATTGCGTATTGTGGTCGGGGCTTGTAAATATTGCATTAACCCATTTTTATAATAAAATGAACCTCCTAACAAAAATAGTGTTGTTATTCCTATCAAAAAATAATTAATAGCATAAGTTTGATTGTTTGCTAATCTATACGAATCGAGTAAACGATCCATTACCTTATATTCAACTAAGATTTTTGTATATAACAATTCTAAGAGCATGTATAAAAATAATAAAAATTGAAGAGATATATTATATTATAATTATTTAAAACTTCATTTGTATATCAAAGAATCTACAAATGTCTGATACTCATTTTCCTGTTTTCTCTACAAGAGTTACTGCTGAAGAAATGGCTGAACAATCTAGAAAAGCTACCGCTGAAGGGATGAAAGAATTAGCAACTGCTATGTCAAATAAACGTATATTCAATGAAAAAAAATCAGAGAATTTTGATTCAGAATACGATTCGGACTCAGATATTTACTCTAATTATAATAAAAAATTTAAGAAATCAAATAGTACACAAGATATGAATACAGTTGTAAATTTAGAAAAACTGGAAAATCGTATTCATTATCTAGGACTAGACCTTACAAATGCCAAAGTAGAAATTGATGATGCTAATACAAAGATTGAAGAACTTAATAAACAAATAACACCATATATGCGTATAAATGACGAACTTGTATTTCTAAAATCAAGTCTTTCACGTGCTCTTAAAGATACAGAAAATATGAATATGCTTCAGCTTGAACAGCGTTTAAAATTATTTAATGAAGAGGCAAATGAACATAGTGTTTTATGTAATACTGCCATTTTAATGATTGAACATAATGAAATTAAGATAGGAATGCTTCGTGTTCTTAATGCAGAACGAAAACGTATAGTTCAGTTAGTCAATAGTCTTAAATTTCTTATGTTTAAAACACGCATCAAAAATACTATAATAATGGTAACATCATCATTTTCTATTGCTGTACTCATTATTGCTGTTCTTTATAATCTTATAAATATATATATGTAATATATGTTGTATGATATATTATAATTGTATATTATCAAATTATAGAGGTATTTACGGAACATATATTCACTATCTAAATGTTCGTTATTAAAAAAGATAAAATATATTTGTAATAGTTATAAATGGAAACACATGCTGATATCACGGCTAATAATACCGCAACTGTTTCTACAACAGATAGCAGTATTGCTTTAACATATGATAATACTGTTAAAGCTGAAGCTGGTGTTAGTGTTAGCAATGATTTTGCTGAGGCATCTGCAACAGTAAGTGTAAAAACAGGTACAGAGGCTTCTTTTTCAGCAGGTCTTGAAGATAATAATGTATATATTGATACAAGCTATTCAGATGCGACAATTGTAGATACAACCGTTGAAGCTAATATTGGGTATGAAGGTATAGGTATTGAAGCTTCCGGTACTGCATATGCAAAACAAGGAAATGAAGCAGACTGTCATATCAAAGCAGGTGAAAGTGGTTTAGATGTAGGTGCAAATGTATCTACAGGTTCTAGCGTGGGTGTTGATGGATCTGGTACAGTCAATTTACGTGAAGCCTCTGTTACTGCTGGTGCAGGTGTAAGCATTGGTGAACATTTTGAGGCTGGAGCTGGTGGTCAAGCTACATTTGATGATGGTAAAGCAACAATAGCTGTATCTGGCGAATTAGCTGTTCTTGTTGGTTTAGATGTTGATGTAAGTGTTACAGTTGATACAAATCAAATAACCGACGATGTTACAAGTTTAGTAAACGAAACACCCGAAAAAATAAAGGAGGCTGAAAAAGCGGCTAAAAAAGCTAAGAAGGAGGCTGAAAAGGCTGCTGAAAAAGCTAAGAAAGAGGCTGAGGAGGCTGCTAAAAAGGCTAAGAAGGAGACTGAAGAGGCTGCTGAAAAAGCTAAGAAAGAGGCTGAAGAGGCAGCTGAAAAAGCTAAGAAAGAGGCTGAAGAGGCAGCTGAAAAAGCTAAGAAGGCGGCTGAAAAGGCTAAGAAGGAAGCTGAG